GTGCTGGGCTGGCTCGACTTCAGGAAGGCCGATCCTGCGCACTATGGCCGGTCGTGGGACGCACGCCTGTTGAGCCTGAAGGATCGAGAGAAAGAGTGGCTCGAACCTCTGCACTACGCGCGCATCTTGGCAATCAAGGACGGCGGCATCATGCTCACTGGCTTTGAGATTACGTTTCGCGCCCTCAAGAGCAAGCCGAACCACGTGCGGCAAACTTGGTGGTGCGTGATCCACGAGGAGGAGGCCTACGCCGCCCTCGCCCGCCACAACCCGCAGTCATCGTCGGGGTTCGATGTGAACGACGACGACATGCCCGACTGAGGCTCCATCATGTGCAGCGGCTATGAAGCCGTGTCCGCGCAGATCGCATGCCGTCCTTCTTCGGGCGGCCGTTTCACGCACGCTGGCGCAGCAATCTAGCGAGCGCTACTCGCCCCTGCGGCGTGATGCGCAAAATCACGGCTTGCCGGTTCGGGCGGTCTCCTGGCTCTGGGAGATTCGCTTCGATGAGATCGGCAGCGACCAGAACGGCCGCGCAATCGATGTCGGCTTGCTCACGAACAGCCAACGGAAAAGATGCATCCTTGATGCGACGCAGAAAATCCATGGGCATTGCAGTTCCTCGGAATCGTTGTTGGTGCGTGCGCTCCCGTGATTGATTTTCGGGCAAGCACTGCCCGTTGATCGTAGGCAACGACCTACAGGCACGATTGAGCGAGGCCGACCTTCTGCATATCGGGGTTTTGTCCGCACAGCCAATTCAGAGTAGCCTCAGCGCAAAGCCCGTCGCGACAGACAGCACCGAGGTCCAGCCTCCTATGAATAGGGGATTCCGGAAATCGGGCACAGCAAGTCCACTGCGCCTTGTAGGAAGGGGAGACCTCTCATGGCCAAAAGGATCGTCCATAGCGCAACCTTGACTCTGAAGCTGCCAGCTGGCATCGAGCCGGGCGCCGAATTCGTTGCGCTACGAAAGGCCGGAATACCTGTCGATGCCCTGGGCAATGTTCAGCAAGGCTTCCTGTTCGTTCGGACGAGTTACGCAGGGAAGAATCAAACCAACATCTATCGATGGTTTGCCAACGAGATTGGGCATCTACCTTCCAAGCAGCAACTCGACGCTAGGAGATCAACTTAGCTCGCCAGGGGCTGCATGCGACGAGGACCCCAGATATTTGTCGTGTCTCAATGACCAGATGCAAGCCGCCACACGCAACAACCTCTCCGCACGAGATTCGTAAAGAGGGTTGGTTGGATCTTCCTCAGCAACCATCGCCGCAAGGCAATCCAGCGCGGCGGCCGGATTAAACCCGATGCCGGCGCGTGCCATGCTGACCGTAGCTGCCAAAAACTCTGTTCGATTCATCCGAGCCTTTCAGAAGGCAGACTGCCACCCCCGTTTAATGCTTTAATTCTAATTTCAAGATGCAGTACAGACGCGGCATCTCGCGTCAGTGAGCTTGCGCGAGTTCACTGTCCTCGCTGCACAAGCGCTCTCCCTGCTTCACGTCTTTTGCGGCGATGTCCGACCAGGCTGCCTCAGGGCCGCTCGATACTTTTTGCTATGAATGGCCTGACGACTTCAGCCGGCCAGTTGCTCTCGGTGAGAGTGGCCGGGGCACCTCCGACAGTGAAAGACATGATGTTTTCGGCGCATCTTTACCTTACGACCCTTGAACGATTCTTCGTCAGCGTGGACGCGATGGTCGATAGTTACGCCGCGTACGAGAAGGAGTTGCAACACGGAGGGAAGCGGCTCTCACGAGCGGAGCTGAGCCTTGTGCGCAGTTGGAAAATTGCCCACCGGAAGGCGGCCCGCATCGCACGACCCACGCTAAGCGATCCCGACAACCAGGAGTTCGTGCTGATCCTCGCGGGCAACAGGACAACCGCCTAGCCAACCAAGCGCTCTAACGGCCGCACCTCAAGGCAACCGCGGCTGAAGCACAATGAGCAAGCAGCTCCTGCAGCTTTTGTGAGGCCTCGTTGCGAAGCGGGACTGCCAAGCGGCGTGCATTGCGCGAGCCCTGGGCAGTGGGCGCGAAGAAGATTTTGACCTCAGCATTGACCGCAGCTTGATGGGCCAGCATCCACTCTTCAAGCAGCTGCTGTATCTCCACGACGCCCCCACAACGGAGAGCGCGTCTCGACGTTTCGCCGCTGCCGAGCTGCAAGGACGACTACCGAAACCATCTGATTCATGCTTCCTCGCTCTCAGCCGACCGGCTCACGTCGTCGGCTTCCGCCTCTCGCCTCTCGATCCAGTCGATGCACTTCCGCTTCAGCATCTCATCGCCGCGCTCCAATGAGAGATCGGGGCCGCTCAGCACGAGCTTGCAACAGTGCCGTCCTTCGAAGCTGATGTCGGCACTACCGGAGTAGCCGCCTTCCGAGACGCTGGATCGGGAAATTGTGAAGGACCAGTCGCCGGTCTTGCCAGCGTGGATGTGTGTACCAGACATACGCCACCTCAGTACTCCCTACAGGCGTGGCACCGAAATTGATGATTGGCGCGCGCAGCGAACAACCTGACCTTACGCCCTTTCCGACGTGATCTGTGAAATATGTCACGCCGAGGGTTTTTTGACGCTTGTCATGGACTTGAAAATTAGAACCAAAGACTACGATTTTACGATCACTACCCTGTACCTACAGATGACAGACAAGCTCTCCGAGCACTGGCGAGCCCACAGCAATGCCTACCCGAAGAAGTTTGTTCTGAGCCCAGCGCTGCGCGATGAATACCTGCGCTGTCTGCAGCTCATCACCATCCCGGGCGGGCGCGACTTGAGCGTTGCCAAGCACATGGGCGTGCCCATCGAGATCGATGAAGCCTCTCCGGGGTGTCATGGTGGCCGCCGCTGGCACTGAGGTTGCGTTGCAATAGCCTGTCGCCTACCGCCCGCGCCGCCCCGCAATCTCCAGCGTGCACGCATCGAGCACCGCATTCAGCTCCAGCTCGTAGCCCTCGCGCAGTTCAATCTCGGCCATAGCAGCCGCCGCGAAGCGATCAAGATCGACGCCAGGCGCAAGCGCCCCGGTCGGCATGGCCGGCCGCGCTGGCCGCTGCACACGGCACTCGATGGGAATCGGCGTCTTCACCGGTTGAAGCGGCGCCACCCCGCAGCCAGCAAGCACCGCGCAAAGGCCCGCAGCGGCCCACACACGCGCCCAAAACCTCATTGCCCTGCCCTCCCCTTCAACCATCCGTCAATTCGCGCCTGTGCGCTCGCGCAGGCATCGCCGGGCACGGCCGCCGGCGTCGCGAGAATCGTCTGCGCTCGGGCCTCATGGCCGAGCGCGACCGAACGCGCTGCGGCCTGCGCCTTCTTCGCCTCGGCCGCGCGCTTGTCGGCCAGCTCGCGAAGGTCTTCCGTCGCATCGCTGCAGGCCGATGCCGCCGCTCGCGCATCGTCGCGCTGCAGCACCGACGTGGCCGCCTTCTCACGCGCACCAATCCACGCCCAGCCGAGCGCGGCATTGCCGGCCACGCTCAGCCCGAGCGCCAACAACAGCGCTTGCGCCGGGCTCACTTGCTCAGCACCTTGTAGGCCCGGGCCGTGGCTGCCTTGCGCTCGGCCAGCTTCAGCCGCTTCGGACCGTTGACGCGGCCGGTGATGTCGTAGACATCGCCACGCTCGGCCGCCAGCAGGCAGTCTTTGAAGACCGCAAAGAACCAGCACGCCGACAGCGCGGCATGCTCCGGCTGCAGCAGCAGCCCGGGGTTGCCGCGATAGTCGGCACTGAGTGCTCGCCCCGCTGCAACGTAGGCATCCTCCCAGGTCAACTGGATGAGGCCGCGCCCGTGGAAGCCCTTGTAGCGCAGCATGCTCAACGCACGCGGGTTGCGCACATAGTCCTCGGCGCGGTAGCCGCCCTGCACGAAGAGGCTCGGGAAGATCTCGCGCAGCCGCGCCGGCGTCGTGTAGTAGAGGTCTTCTTCGACCTTCGCAAGGTTCTCAGACTCGATGGAGAGCTGCCCGAGAAAGCACGCCATCGCGTTGTCCGAGTGGATGCGGAAGCGGTTCATGCCGTCTGCCAGGTGCACCACGTAGCGCTCGGCGTTGGCGCGCGTAGCGCCGGTGCAGTCGATGAGGGTTTGAGTGTCGATCATGGTTTCTTCATTTCCTTTGCTGCCGTCTTGGCGGCTTGGTTGGCGGTCTGTGCGGCGGTCTGCGCGGTGCTCGCGGCCTCGCCCGCCGTCAGCGCAGCATTCGCCGCGGTGCCGGCTGCTTGGTCCACGCGGACAGCGAGCGCCTTGAGGCTCGTATCGAAGGTTTCGCGCAGGCGCGCGATTTCGGCCAGGTGGTCTTCGCGCTGGCGCAGGGCCTGCGCCTCGGCATTGCGGGCCGACCAGAAATAGCCCGTGCCGAGGCCACCGAGAAACAGGCTTCCGACGACGCCCACGGTTTCCAGCAGCCGGCGCCACTGACGCGGCACGCGCACGCGCGGCTGTTCGTCGAGCGGCGCGCGATCCGAGTCGATGTGCGAGTTGTTGAGGTGCGAGTTATTGAGGTGCATGGATTTGTTCCTTCAACTGGCGAACCTGATCGCGCAGCAGCCCAAGCTCCGTCGTCTGCGCGGCAAGGGTTTCGCTCATGACCTTGAGCTGCCCTTTCATCTCCCATACCTGCTGCAGCGCCTCATTGCGCTCGGCCGCGAATTTGTCGGCGCGCTCTTCGGCCTTCACGCGCGCGGCGCGCTCGCCTTCGAGGAGCTGCTGCCAAGTCGCGAGCGCGGCAATCTGCCCCTCGCTGTCCGCGCGCTCTTTCGCTTCGGTCGGCTGCTGCGCGCGCCAGACCTTGTATCCACCGGCGGCCGACAGAATCAGAAACGCAAGTTGCGCAATCGGGTTGCCGGCGATGTCGCCCACGTCCATGAGGTGCCCTCTTTCTCTCTTTAGATTTCGACTTGAACGAAGGGCATGGAGGGCGCCTGCCCTTCAATGACGCCATCGCGCACAAAGACCTGATCGCCCACCGCGCCTTCGCCGCGCGCGGTCAGCACACCGCCGCCGGGGAGCGCCAGGCGCGCCACGTCGCCATCAATGGCGGTGATCGTTGCGATCTGCAGCGGATAGCTCGGCAGCAGGTCGAGGAATGCGGCGTAGGGATTCGTCGAGGCCATGCTCATGCCTGCATATGGGTTTCGAGGGTGATCGACTGGCGCAACACCGGGCGCTGCCAGTTCACGGCCACGCTGCGCACGAGGCCGAGGAAGGTCTCGGCGCCCTCTTCGTATTGCACGAGCGAGCCCGGATGGATGACGCCGGTTTCCGGGCGCACTTGAAGGCTCAGCGACACATTCGCCTGCGCGCCGGTGTCGGAGAGGATCGAGAGGCCGCGCTGCATGACGGCATCGCTGTGCGTGATGAGCGGGTGCGTCACCATGTCGGCCACGCTGTCCCCGGCGGTGCCGCTGCGCGTGGCCTGCCCCATCACGCCGTCTTTCGTGGTGCCGGCGACGAACACACGGTTGTAGTCCGGCTTCGTGAGCGGCTGGATGCCCTCGACCTCCACCGCCGCCGCCGGCAGCACGAAGTCGGGCCCGAGGGTGGACCAGTACCAAGGCGCGGCCGGATAGCGCGGCAGCACGCGCAGCGTCGCGTCGGTCGCGTGCGGCTGCACGATGGCGCCGGCCGCGCTCGCGATGTCGAGCACCGCGCCGATGTGGCTTCCCTTGAAGGCCCAGGTTCCACCGGGCACGGCCCAATCGGTCAGGCGGAAGTCGATGCCCCAACCGATGTTCACGCCGTTGAGCGTCAGGGCCAGGTCGAGCAACTGCGCGGCGCTGCGCGTGTCCGCCGCAGTGTGGTTCAGGATCGGCGCATACGGAGCATCGAGCGCAGCGGCGCGGCCCTTGCCCTGCACGCTTACCTTGCCATCGGCAAAGCGGCGATCCCTGCTGCAGTCGGTCGCGGCCAGCCGGTAAGGCACGCCGTTGACGGTCGCCAGGATGTCTACCGGGGCAGCATGGATGCCGCGACGGATGACGGGCCACGCGGCGGCCGGCAGCGTCGCCGACCAGCGCCACGTCCACGAAGAGGCGTCGAGGCTCATCGAGAAGGCCAAGGCCTCCAACGCCTCGCCGCCGTCGAGGCGCACAAGGCTGATGCTGTTCTGCACGGTGTAGACCTCCAGAATCGGCACGACGACGGTTTCGCCGGTGCCAGGCGGCGGACGGTGCCGCTCGCAAACAAAGATGAGCGTCGTCGCGTGCTGCTGCCGCTCGCGGAAGACGAGGGTTGTCGAGGGCTCGTAGCACGGTGATTCGGTGGGCGGCACGATGACCGAGCGGCCCGGCAGCGGGTACATGGCCGCCTGCCAGCGCGAAACGCTGCCGACATCGAGCTGCAGGGCCGGGCCGAAGCGGTCGGCATGGTGGGCCTGCATGCGCCGCGCTTCCTGCCAGCGCGCGCGCACCGCGCGGCGCAGGCGCTCGGCCTGCTGATAGCGCACGCTGACGGGCGCCGGCGCCAGGCGCTGCGCCTCCTGCCAGCGCGCCGCAGCGGCCGTGCGCGCACGCACCGCCTCCTGATGGCGAATACCGGCGCCGGCTTCGAGCTGGAGAGCCGCCTGATACCTCGCGGCTGCAGCAGCACGCGCGCGACTCGCGTCCTGCCATGCAGTCGCCGTGCTCGACGATGCAGGCGCGGCGGTCTGCCATACGGACACGCGCCCGACGCGCGCACGCTGCGCGCTCTGATGCTTCGCGACGGCGCCGCCCTCGATCTGCCGCGCGACTTGCCAGCCGCTCGCCACCTTGCCCATGAGCGGACGGCGCGCCGCGCTCGCGTACTTCGCCAGGCCGCCCACCATGAACACGGGCAGCGGGATGCGGCCGGTAGCCGTCGCGAGCGGCGGCATGGTCGCCGTGACGCCGCCGGACACGAAGAAGCCCGGCAGCGGGATGCGCCCGAACGCATAGGCAGCGCCGCTGCTCGGTTCCTCGGGCTCGCCGAACACGAGAACGTTCGGCGGGCCGTCGAGCGGCGGCTTGCGGAAGATGAGGTCGTCAACCGCCAATTGCGACCTCGCCGATGAAGAAGGTTCCGCCTTGGTAGAGCTTCGCCTCAGGGTCACCCTCGGGCGGGTTCTGCACCACGAGCTTGACCTGCCCCGAACCCGAGGGGCCGCTGATGCTGAAGTCGGCCACCCAGGTGCCATCGGCCTTTTCGAGGCGGCCCCATGTGGCGATGCCGGTCGCTACGGCCAGGTCGCCGGCGGTGTCGGCCTGCACGAGCGAAAGCGCGCCGTCAGTGACTGCACCAACGGGCACTGCGAGCACCGCCGCAGCGAGCAGCGTGCTGACAGCACCCCCCTCGGCCGGCTGCGCGCCGCCGCACACGAGGAAGCGTGCGCCCTCGCCGAGGTATGCCACAAGGCCCGGACCGCCCAACATGGCGTTGATGGCGAGCACGTTCATGGCATCAGCTCCACCTTGCCATTCGCAAGGGTCAGGCCGTCCGTGACGACGGCGCGCTTTCCGTGCGCCAGGTAGTAGGCGACCACGGTGTAGCTCTGCAGCTCGTCGACGAACTGGAAGTCATAGGAGCCGTCCGCGCCGGACCACATCTCGCGAAGCTGGAGCCCGTCGCTCTCACGCACGAGCCGCACCCTGCAGGCATAGGGCTTATTGAGCGGGTTCACGTAATCGAGCGTGAAGCCGCGCACCCGGCCGACGCCCCGTCCGATGACGCCCGTGAGGTAGTCCATCCGCCCACGGTCCACGGGTTGCATCTTGATCTGCCCGTAGGGGAGCGGGATCGACAACGCTGAAGGCACGACGGCAGGCATTGCCAGCTCCGTCCGGCCGCGCACCTTGTTCAACGCGATGTAGTCGCCGAACGGATACGGCGTGCCCGGGTAGCGCGCCACCGAGCTGACGCGCAGACCTTTCACTCTGGCAGGCAGGTCGGCCGAGTTGGCACGCCCCATGATGAAAGGCAAGCCGCTGGTAACCGGAGTACCCACGACCGCCGCAGAGGCCACCATCACTCCATTGATGAATAGCTTGATCGTCCCCGGCGAGCCAGGCTCAAACTGCATCGCGACGTGGTACCAGGTATTGAGCGCCATCGTGGGCGTGGCCTGCGTCACGAACTGCAGGTTGCCGTTGTAGTAGTAGAGCTCCAACGCACCATTTCCCGTCGCGCCGAACGCCCAGTCATTTGTCCCCGTGTTGGTGACGTAGGAGCCCATCAGATTCCGCAGGCCTCCGGCGGGCCAGGCCGAATAGTTCACGTACGCCTCGGCGGTGTAAGGGCCAGTCCACCACTGATGAATCGCTGCCGAATAAGGCCGCGAGAGATAGCCGCCTGCACCGAACTGCAGCACGCCAGAGCCGAAGGGCTCGCTGCCTGTGACCACCGAGACCGATCCGCTTGCGGTGAATGCCGAGGTTCTTTCGTCAGTCAGCAGCGATGAGGTGCTGAAGTCCGCTCGGCTCACCACAGCAGCGTCATAGGGGTCGTACGCGCCGCGGACCGTCGTTGTCGTCATCGACCGGGTGCCGGGCCAGGCGATGCCGGACTGCACCGCCTGCGTGGTCCAAGTGCTGCCGTCGTCAGAGTATTGAAGCGTGACGATCAGCGGGAAGCGGATCGGGTCCGCCGATGCACCAATCGCGAAGTTGGAAACATCCTGCGGCGCCCCGCCAAAGTCCCAGTAGAGCTGGAGCGTGCGCAAGTCGGACAGCGGCCATGACGCCCCCGTGCCGGTGTTGCCATCCTTGAGGTTCGCCAATGAACCCGAGGCGGGCGCGACGTTGGATGTCAGCACTGCGGACGCATCAACGCGCGTCGTCCCGGCGAACAATTGGAATTCGCTGATATCGAGGCCCGCGTAACCGTAGGTCTCAATCGCGGCGACACGCCAATAGCGATGCGCTGCCATCAATTACCGCCACGGACCGGTGATGTCGAAGAACGCCGCGCCGGTATTGCTGGTGCTCGGCACACTGGTCGTGTTGGTGTTCGTCGTATTCACGACGATGAGATTTCTCCCGGCGAGAGGCCCACTGCCCGGCACCCGATCGTTGAACTTGAAGCTGTCGAAAGCCAGCGTGTGGGGCGTTGAATAGAGGCCCGGTGCGTCACCCCGAGGCGGGGACGAAGTATTGACCGCAAAGTAGCGCTTCGACAGGCGCAAAGCCCCATCAATGGGGCTGGGGAACGACCCGAAATAGCTGTCGATGCCCGAGGTCGATGCGCCATTCCCGGTGTATGGAAGACACGTGTTGAGCAAAGCGGAGCCCAGCCCAGAAGGGCTGCGCGGGAAGGCTTGTTGCGTACCGTTGTTGTATTCCGGCTGACCGTCGGACTGAGAACTTGCATTGTTCGAGGTCGAATAGTTGAGTGCACAGGCATATGCATCACCACCGGGCTTGAACGGCGCAACATCGCCGAAAAACCTCGTGAAGCCCTGCGTGAAACTCGCGCTGGACGCAACTCCCGGGCAGACATGAAGATAGAAGGCGCGTGCATCGCCGATCAACATCCATTGCACCGCCGTGGCGCTCGCCGCATTGCTCTTGGACCAATAACCGCCGCCGGCCATCTGCAGCGCCGTGGGGAAGAGGCCCGCATACGTGTTGATGTCCGTCATCGACTCGCAGCCGACCACACGCGCAATCGTGGTGCCGGTGTCGTCGAGCCGAAGAATCATCTTCGTGCTGGCGGGATCGGCCGATTGAAAGGCGGCGACGTTCGTGCCGCTGAAGATCTCGGCGAACCCCAACGGCGCCATCTTCATCGTGATCGTGCCGGTGTAGGTGCCATCGGGAAGATTGGTCGCGAAGTTCACCGACGCAGCGCCAGGCTTGCCGGTGATCTTCTGTTCGCCGTTCATGCCCGCCCAACCGGACGGGCCACCGGTGACACCCGCGATGAGCACCACTGAATCGATCTGCGCAGAGTGCGAGCCGGTGAATGCGGCCGTTGCGACGCCGCCAGCCACCGTCAACGAACTGAGCGTCTTGAGGTCAAAGCCATCCTTCAGGCACGCGCGGATGACGCCCAGGAGCGAGCCGACAGTGCCCGACAGCGCCGGCGCACCGGACATCAGGCTCGAGAAGTATTTGACGGTTGTATCGACAACAGAAGCCATGGTTTCTTTCTCTCTTTAGGGACGGTCCACGCCGATGAGGACGAGGATTTCGAAGGAGTCGTCGAGCACCGTCTCGGCGCCCATCTGCACGGTGCGAATCGGCACGAATGGAAAGGTCGCCGCTACCGTGTTGAAGCGGATGAGCTGCCCGGCCGCCCAGCCCGAGCCGAAGCCGGCGGCGGGAATCGTCATGTAGGGCACGCCTGAGGGACCGACCGGCGAGCAGTCCGCCGCCATGCTCTGCCCTGTCACGATCTGCCCGACGTGCTCGCCGATCAGGTTGTAGGTGGTGCCGCCGGCGTTGATCTGAATGCGCCACCGCTCGGTGACTGCGCCCTTATTCGTGACCGTGATCGGGTAATCGATGTCGTTGAACGTCGGGTCCGCCGGGTTGCCGATGAGCGCGTCAGACCAGACACCGGTCCACGTCTGCTGATCGAAGAGCAGCGACACACGCGCTTTCACATCCCCCATGGGCAGCGCGCTGCTCACGTAGCTGTCACCCGAGCTGTAGTCGTGCGTGACGCGGCCAGCGAACGCCAGGCGGCCATCGATGCCGACATCCGAGACGGTCAGCAGGTCTTCGATGCGGTGCTCGACCACGACCGGCTGCACGTAGCTCGACACGTCGGTGAACGTCACGGTGCCGGCGTCGAGGTTGCGCGTGTAGCCCGTCTCGATGGTGGCGCCATCTGCGCCGACGATGCGCACGCGCGAGAGGCGCACGCGGCCGACATCGAGGGTCTGGCCGTTCGACACCACGGCCGCCGGCATGCGCCTGGTGTTATGGATGACGACGAGCTCACCCTTGCGGAAGATCGGCACGCGGCCATCCGAGGGCAGGCGCACCGGGTCAAGGCCGAGCAGGGTCGCATCGACGGGCAACGTTGTGTAGGCCACGGCGTTGTATCGGATGGTGCTCGCGAAGACCGGGACCGGCTTCCAAATCTTGCCGTCGCTGCCGACCGCATCGGGCGAATACCAGATGGCACCCTCGTTGCCGGCGGCCGTCACCCAGTCGCCGAAGCGGACTTTGCCGACGCCCGTCGATGCGTCGAAGGTGCCGTGCACGTTCGTGCCGTTGATGAAGCCCGAGGCATCGGCGGTGACGTTGATCGTGCCGCCGTTGAGCTTCGTCGCCAGGAGCTGCAGGCTGTTCGGGCTGACGGGCGCCACGGGCGTGCGGAAGACGACGTATTCGACCGGCTGACTGTCCAGCGACGTGAGCAGGCTGTTCACGACGACCGAGGTCGAGGCCGAGGCCGGCCAGGTCGTGAGCGCGGCGGTGTTGGTCGCGTAGTCGTAGGTTCCGGCCAGCGAGCCGGCGCCGGTGGCCGGGTCGAGGTCGGTGTAGAGCGATCCGGCCCGGTCGAAGTAGGTCTTGCCGCCGAACGTGAAGTTGATTGCGCCGGGCACGCCCTTCTCGCTGGCGTACGGCAGCAGCTTGATGAAGAGCTTTGGCGCGTTGAAGGTCTGGCTCTTCGTGATCCCGGCGCCGGCCACGCGGAAGCGCACCGACACGAGCGCCGTCGAGTCGGTCGGCAGCGAGGCGTTGAGGTTCGCGTAGGTGTAGCCCGTGAGGGTGTTGCGGTAGAAGCCCGGCAGGTTCGGCGAGAGCACGGTGCCGAGCACGCCCTGAGGGCTGACGGCCCATTGCGGCACGGGCACGCTCACGACGGCCTCGGGGTAGAGCTTGGCGATGCCGGTCGAATAAACGATGGTGCCGAACTCCACGCCCAGGCCATCCACCAGCTTGCCGGCGCCGTTGTCGGTGACGGTCTTCGTCGCCGCGAAGTTCTGCGGCACCCACTGATCGGCCGGTACGCCGTTGGTGGACTGCAGGATCAGATTCCAGTCGAGCGCGACCGAGCGCGGCGCGATGTTGGTCTTGCCGAGGTTGAGCGTGATGGCGCCGTCCAAGTCGCGCGCCGGCGCCGGAAAGTTCTTCGTCTCCGGGTCGCCGTGGCTGTAGCTGACCGTGAAGGCCACGGCCGAGGCCGGCAAGGCGTTGGGGCGCAGCTCGATGGTGCTCGACGCATAGGACACCGGGCCGGTGGCGTCGCCCGTGAGCAGGCCGCTGCCGTTGTCGCTGGCGTGCCGGTCGGTGCCGTCGTTCCAGTCCACCGACACGGTGCCGGCCTGCGCCGCCTGGTTGTCCAGCGCCAGCATGATCGACACGGCCGCCGTGAGCGTGCCGCTGCGGTCCTTGTAGTTCGCCTTTGCCGCCCAGGTGAAGATCACTTCGCTGCCCACGTCGGGCAGGCTTCCCAGCGTCGGCAGGGCCGTGCCCGTCACGAAATCCACCGTGCCGCTGCCGATGCTCGAATCCGTGCCCGCCAGGCGCCCGCCGCCATCGTCGGCCAGCTCGTACCAGTTGCCGCCGGCGCGGTAGGCCACGCGCAGCGAGCCAGGCGCCGGCGGAGGCAGGATCGTCAACGGGTAGTTGATGCGGCGGCTTTCCAGCGTCACCGCGATGGATGTCGAGTCGGCCAGCTCGATAGGCGCGCCCGCCGGGCGGAAGGTGATCGCCTTGTTTCCGGTGATGGCGGGCGCATCGCTGGCGAGGGTCATCGCGCCGCCGGCATAGTTCACGCTGCCCACGGTCAGCGCGCCGAGCTTCAGCCGTCCGCCGTCGTCGGTCAGCGTACCCGCCGAGGTCGCCACCGACAGAGAGCCCGGGTAGGCGGGATTGCCGAAGGTGATGATGGAATTCGGGCCGAACACTACGCCGGTATTCAGCGTCACGGTGCCGGAGCCAGAGGCGACAAGCGAGGTCGAAGAGCCGGCGGCCGACATGTCCACGAGCGGGATTTCAGTCGTCGCGCTCGGCACGAGCTGCGTGCTGATGGTGTTCACCTTGGCGGACAGGTCGCCGGTGCTCACGGGCGCCGCGAGCTTCGCGATGCCGTAGAACTTGGCGGCGTTCGCCACGAGCATCCGATTGATCGCCGCGCCTACTGCGGAGCGTTCGAACAGGCGGCTTGCGGGCGAGCCGGCGTAATCGTTCTTCAAGCCGTCCAGCAGCTCGCAGACGCAGACCTGCGCGGCGTAGTCCACGAAGGTGCCGCCGGTGCTGTAGCTGTAGGTGCGCTGTTCCACCGAGACATCGGACACGCGCACGTATTCCGTCTTGCCGCCGCCGCTGATCTGCAGCGTGCCGTTGATGTTGGGCGGCGTGGCGCCGGGGCGCTGAAAGATTTGAAGCGAGCGCTGCCCCTGAACGTGGTTCGACAGCATGTAGCCGTTGAACTCTTCGCCGGGGGCGGTGTACGCCTCGATGCGGTTCTGGATGCTCGCGCGGCGGTCGAAGAAGTCGCCGGTATAGAAGAGCGCCGCGCTCACGTTCGGGTCAGCCGGCGGACGCGCGATGATGACCAGTCCACCGAGCGCGGTATCGGTGTTCAGCGTTTGGACTGTCGCTGCGATCTTCATGATGGACGAATCGCCGCGAGCGCGGTCCACCGCCGAGATGTCTTTGAAGATGGCATTGCTCTTGCCGTCTTCGATGACCTTCGAGGTAGGCGCGCCGCCGCCCTCGGGAACGTCATCCATCACCTGCGTGGTGACGAGCTTGATATCGGATTCGAGAATAGTCATTGGTCAGACGGTGTGACGGTGATGAGGCGCACGGTGGCGATGTAGGGGTAGTCCTCGGCCGGCAGCTCGGGGCGCGCCAGCGGCTTGCCCTCGACGGCCACGCCGGGCGCGAACTGCACCGTGAAGGCGCGGCCATCGGCCAACACGAGGTCGTGTTCGCCGACCGCGTTCGCCTCGTTGAGCGCCTTCAGGGCCTTGAGCGCACCGCGCTTGATCCATCCGGCCTCGACCTCGCCCTGCAGCGTGATCGGCTGGCCGGCCAGGCGCACCGCGGCATCAATGAGCGCGGCGCCAGTGACCGAGTAGCCGAGGCTCTTCTCGACGGCGTTCCAAGCGAACTCATCGACCCAGACCATGCCGCGCGGAATCTGCAGCCCGCCGAGGGTGTGAAACTTCGGTGCGGCCATGTCAGGCTCCGGGGCGGAGGGATGACGTGCCGCGCGCGGCGCCGAGCTGCGCGAGCAGGCCCTCGATGGCGTCGGCACCGGCGGCGTCGGTGTTCACGCGGCCATAGTCGCGGCCGTTGAGCTGGAGCTGCAGGTTGACCGTTCTGGTCGACTCTGGTCGAGGAATGGTGGACGGTTGCTGCGCCTTGCCGTCGCGACCTCCGAAGGTGTACTGCTCGGCCGCTTTCAACACCGCTTGACTCAGTGTTCCCCCATCCGCGTATTTCTTCTGACCCGGGTTGTTAAAGAACGGGATGTCACCCTTAGAGTCGGCGAACTCATTCGCGATCTTTCGCGCGATCGCGTCATCATCAACACCGGCCGCCTTGAGAAACGCTGCGATCCCCGTGCGAGTTCCCAGGTCGGTGCCTGCGCCGCGCATCTCGCCGCTGACCTGCGTCGGCTTGATCTTCTGGGAGGGATCGATGATCCCGAGCTGGTCTTCAGGCCGCAGGTATGTGCCATTTGGCAGCCTGCCGCCACGCACAGGATTCGCCCCGCCGAAGCCCAGGTCACTGCCACCGCCGCCTGGCGCCCCATACCCCGAGGGGGCACGCAATCCGCCGAGGACCTGCCCATAGTTCTGCGCGGCCTTTGCCGCGCCCTCGAAGCCGCTGACCAGCCCCCGCAGGGCGGCCGAGGTCTGCACCAGCTTCAGCGTGGCCTTGCCAGCTTCGTCGACCTGCACCGCATAGCCTTTCGATGCGGCTTGCGCCTGCACCCAGCCCGGCACCACCCCTTCATTCGCATCGATGGCGGCTTGTGCAGCTTTGGACCACGCTTCTGCAATCACGTCGGCTGTTGCCTTGCCGCTGTCCCGGATGGTTTCGAAGTCCTGCCTCGCGACCTCGGCCGCATCGCGCAGGGCCTCTTTCGTCTTGACGCCAACTCGTACAAACGCGTCTTGAATGGCCTGCGCTTGCTCTTTCTGCTTGCGGGCGTTGTTGTCGGCTGCTGCTGCTGCTGCGTCCGTGGCCTTGCGCAGCTCGCCCATGACCTCGGCCGCACGCTGAACGTTTCCCGTGGAAAGCGCCTGCGCGTATTCGGCGCGCAAGGCAGCTTGCGCAGTACGTGCCTTCTCGGCCTTCTCAGCCTGTTCCTGATGCGCTGCCGTGGCAGCGCGCGTCTTCTCCGCGGCGTCCGCGTTCGCCTGCGCTGCCGCCTGCAGTTGCGTCGCCATGCCACCGATGGCTTTCGAGGCCCCCTCGCTCGCAACACCTGCCTCGTTCATCGCGTTGGCGATGCCCATAAAGCCGTCGCGCGCGAGCTGCGCGGCGTCCGCCGTGGCCTGCAACGACTCGTTGGCCTTGGTGCCCATGGCCTGCGCGGTATCCGCGAAGGCCTGCGCTGCAAGGCGGGCGTCCTCGGCCGCGAGCTTGAAGCTCTCCGAGAGCGTGCCAAAGGTCACGGAAGCCAGGCCATCCCGCAGCTTCGCCACGCCCGTCATGACGTACTCGGCCGTGGTGGCGAAAGCCGCGCCGATACCGTAGATGGCCGTGAGCACGGCGTTGGTGCCGGCTGCCATGACGCCCCATGCCGTCTGGACGACGTTGCCCGCGTTGGTGGCGTACCTGCCGACCTGGTCGAAGGTGCTCTGAGCCTGTGCGGCGAAGGCCTGCAGCCGCGCGATGAGTGCCTGCAGGTCAAAGCTCGCGGCGAAGTTCTTCGCCCATGCGATCGCCGACTGGAAGCCGGCCGCGAGCGCATCGCCTACCTTCTTCGCTGTGCCGTCTGCCACCAGCGACTTGAGGGATGCAGAAAGGTCACGCACCGCCTGGGTGATGACAGGAAGGACCGGCGTGCCCAGGGCGTTGGTGAAGTACTCCCATGCATTGCCGAGCGCATCCACCGACTTCTTCAGGTTGTCCTGCATCACCTTGGCGGTGGCGGCAGCGCTCCCCTCTGCGCTGTTCAGACTCTTCGTGAGCTCGTCGAGCTTGCCGATGCCCTGATTCAGGAGCGCTCGCAGCGCGGGCCCGGCCTCGGTGCCGACCGCATTGATGGCCCGCTCGGCCCCTGGCCCGCCCTTGGCGAGCTGATGCAGCGCTTCGTTGAAGTTGACCGTGGTGATGCCCGCGGCGGCCAGCTCCGTGCGGAACTTGCTGGCGGGGTCGCTGAACTGCGCCATGATGGAGTTCAGCGCGGTACCGGCGCGGCTCGCGTCGATGCCTGCGTCGGCGAACTTGCCGATGATGGCCACCGTCTGCTCGAGGCTCAGGCCGAGCGTGTTGGCCAGCGGCGCGGCGTAGCTCAGCGCTTGGGCCAAACCCGTCACGCTGGTGTTGGTGGCGTTGGCCCCCTTCGCCAGCACGTCGGCCACGCGCCCTGCGTCGTTGAACGACAGCCCGAGGCCGTTGATGGCCTTGGTGACGTACTCAGCCGAGGTCGCCAGGTCGATGTCGCCAGTCGCGGCCAGGTTCATCACGGCGGGCAGCGTCTTGATCGCATCGCCCGCGCTCAGGCCAGCCTTGGCAAGGTTCTCCAAGGCTCCAGCCGCCTGAACCGCAGAAAACTGGCTGTTGGCGCCTGCGTCCTCAGCCGTCTTGCGTAGCTGGACCATCTCGGCGGCCGTCGCGCCCGTTGCGGCCTGCACCCGCGACAAGGCTTGTTCGAGGTCTGCCGCGCCCTTCACCACGCCGGCGAAGGCCTTCACGCTGAAGTAGCCGAGGATGGCCGCGCCCACGGCCGCGACCTTCGTCTGCAGCTTGTCGAACACCGCGGACGCTTCATCCTTGGCGTTGATCAGGATTTGAATCGGCTTGAAGACCACGGGTTCACTCGTTCAGTTGGACGGGTGCCGGCGGCACCGACGATGGCGGCGCATGAGGCCTCGCGGGAAGCCCCATGCGTCGCCACTGCCCGCCACCCCGAAGGCGGCGGGCGGGCGCATGGGCTTAGACGGCGACGGGGCGGCCGTCCGCGTAGATCGCCTCTGCGTTGGCGGACTTGAGCACCTCGAGGCCGAACTGCATCTGCACGAACTCGGTACCCTCGGCGATGATGGGCAGGTCGCCCGTAGGGGTCAGCGTGACCTTCGGCATGTAGAAGTCGCGGTTGCTGCCCGAGGCGTTGTCCGAGACGATGCGCAACGCGCCCTGGATTTCGGCGGTGGCGCCCGAACGGACCGTCTCGTAGCTGCCGGCGACGGGCGTGTAGCCGAACTGCACGTTGCCCGCGGCGATGTCGCCATCGGCAAGGATCTGCACGCGGCCCGTTTCGAGGTCGACGTTGTAGTCTTCACCCGCGACGTAGGTGGTCGTGCCGTCCGAGCTCTTGACCGTCACTGCCGTCACGTCGCGCACGCCGAGCGGATTCGCCGGCGTGGCGCCGAGCTGGTAGAAGCGGCCCTTGGCGACGGCACGAACCTCGCCGGTCACCGGCGTCGCTACCTGGTTGACGGCGGTGCGCGTGCCCGACAGCCACAGCGCGAAGTTGGCCGAGCTGAAGTTGTCGCAGGTGACTTGGCCGGTGCGGTTGACCTGCACGACCAGCGATTCGTCCTTCTCGCGAAGGCCCTTCTCCGAACTGAAGTGCTCGGCCTTTTCGGTCTCGATGGACAGGTTGATGCCGGGGCAGTTTCCCATGGCGATCTCGCCCGTGAGGTTGCCGTTGGCGTCGAAGGGATCGAAGAAGGCGCGACCGCGCGGGATCGCGTATTGGTTTTTCTCGTAGACCAGGCCCATGTTCAAGCTCCTGAAGGATCGAAAGTCAGTCCTGCCCGTCGTAGCGGGCCTGAGTGGTGAAGGTGAGGTCGAGGCCGACAAGGCCGTCTTCCGGGTACTGCGGGGGCGTGACCTGCAGCAGGCGCAGACGCTCCCACCGGCGTCCGCCGATCTCGCCGGGCGGCGCCCAGTTGTGCAGCGAGGCCATCACGGCGGCGAACGCGGTATCGATCTGTGCCGCTGCCTCGTCGCCACGCTTGGCGATCAGCGTGACGCGCCAGGCGGCCTGAACGGCCGCTGCGCCCGTCTTGCTGTCCGCCACGTTGCCGTCGACGAACGACACCGAGGCGAGCGGCCAGCCGTCCCGGCGCCCGGTGTCGCTGGCGAAGCCCATGACCTTCCAGCCCGAGGCCAAGTCGCTGCGCAGCCGCTCGACGACGACAGGTTCCAGTGCCAGCATGGTCAAGCGCTCCCGAGAACGAGGCGCACGAAGCCCGCGCCGTCAGGCTCTGCGGTGATTACCTCGTAGGCCACGCCGTCGATGGTCAGCGAGTCGCCACGCTCCAGCGCGCCGAGGCCAGTCGAGGGTCCCGTGCACTCGGGCGCCGTCGCGTCGGCTTCGCCGCCGAACGGTGCGGCATAGGGCTTCTCGAAGATGACCGGCACATCCACGCCGCCCACCACCGCCACTGCGTTGCAGAGGCGGTCGAGCACCGCGCTGTTGACGCGGGCTTCGAGGTCGGCGAACGGCGTGGGCATGGCGTCAGGCGTTCAGGTGCAGCCAGGCCGTGGTGGTGCTCGCGGCAGCGGCCTTGGCGGCATAGCCCGCCAGAGTGTTGCCGGATGCCGTAGTGGTCAGGCGGAAGTCGTCGGCGTCCCAGTACACGAGCGCGCCCTGCGCGATCGCGTCGGTGCTGAGCTTCGCCAGCTCGACCACGCCCTTGACGCGCACCGGGCCGGATTCGCCCGCCGCGATGTCCACTACAGCGATGCCGACGCGAGCGCCCATCACCACCACGGCGCCAGCAGCCACGTTCGCGCTCGCGGTGTAGTCGAGCACGTCGCCGGGCTGGATGAAGTTTTTCATGACAGTTCCTTGGAATTGAGGGGTTCGGAAGCCGGGGCATCACGCCCCGGCCGCGGCATCACTGGCCCGGGTTCTTCGCCAGCGTGCGGAAGTCCAGCGGCGACACGCCGGCATCGATGCGCACCTTGAACTCGGTGCCGTCGACGTTCCAGCCCTGGCGCTGCTCGAGGTAGGGCTGGCTGTTGCCGTCGAGATAATTCACCTCGATGGTGTCGTTGACGTTGCCGTCGGCAGCGCCGTACCAGGCGGTGGTCGATGCCGCGTCCAGGCGAGCGTCCGAGATGACTTCGAAGCTGTCGCGCACGCTGTTGGGCGTGGTGTTGTTGCGCGAGCTGGCGCCGACCTCGAACTCGCTCGAACGCACCACGTTCGCGGCACCCTTGAGGGCGCGCGGCACGATGAGGTGCTTGAGGTTCAGGTTGAGGACCGACTGGCCGATCTTCTGCACCGCCATGGCGGACTGCATCGCGTCCACGCTGGCGGTGGTGATCCCGGCGCCGGCCAGCAGGTTCTTGTGGTCGGCGTGGAACAGCGGGGTGCCGTCCGCCATCGCCGGGTTGGCGGTCAGGATCGCGTAGACCAGGTCACCGATCGTGCGGATCGCCGCGCGGCCCATCAGGCGCGGAACACGGGTGAAGGCGTCGAGGTCGTCGTTGATGATGGCCTGGCGGGTGATGCTGAACAGTTCGCCGTAGGTGGCCAGCACCACGGTCGCACCGCGCTCGCCGGTGGTCACGTACTTGTACTCGGCGCCCTCCTTCACCTCGCGCAGGCTCGGGAACATGTTGAGGTCCACGCGCTTGCCCGGCTTGAAGTCGGACAGCGTGCCGGCGCGCGTCCAGAGCTGGAACGTTTCCTCGGCTTCCTCGTAGCCCTTGAGCATCGACTTGCTCGCCACGTTGGCGAGCAGGCCGGGGAAGTCGCTGGTGCTGTGGGTGAAGGCAGCACCGATGAAGGTGAGCTTGTCCATGCCTTCGGTGCGCAGACCGGCGCGGGTCAGGCTCGCACGAGCCAGCTCGCTCAGCGTGAAGCCGCGGAACGGGTTGGCGCCCTCGGCCTTCGCGAGGCCGGCGCGGGCGAGCAGCGCCTGCGTGGTGGCCCCGCGCTGCTTGTCCTTCTCGTCCTCGACGGTGGTGACGTGCGAGCCAGCGATCGGCTCCTGGCCCTTCGCCATGTGGGCGAGCAGGCGCTGGCCGGCAGCCTCGACGGTGATCTGGTGATCGTCTTCGCAAACACGCTGCAGTTCGGCCACGCCGGCCTGTGCAGCGAAGGGTGCGAAGCTCGCGCGGATCGCCTCGCGGCGCTGCTTGTCGGCGGCGAGCACGGCAGCGGCATCGGGTGCCGCAGGAGCCGCGGCGACGGCCGGCGCAGGCGCGGGCGCGGCGGCGCTTCCGCCACCGGCCGCAGCGGCACCGGCGGCGCCAATGGCCGACAGCAGCACGTGGGTACGGAATTTCTTCATGGAGTCCTCATCAGCGGAAGGTGCGGCCGCGGCCGCTGGATTACCCGCCTCCTGCAGGGCTGCAGGAAGCGAGCGGTAACGGGAAAGGGGAAGGTCCCGGGCCGCGCTGGCGGCCACGGGCATGGCGTCGGTCACTGCGTCGATGAACTTCTCGGCGAGGGCTTCCTCGGCGGTGTAGTAGTGGTCCTTGCCGTCGGTGAGCAGCGCGAGCATGGCGGGCTGGTCGCCGGTCTTCATGGCGTAGCTGGTGGACATCGCCGCGGCCCAGGTGTCGAGCTGGTCGGCCAGCTCGCGCAGCTCGGCGCTGTTGCCGGCAGCGTAGGTCCACGGCGCGTGGATCATGAGCATGGCGTTGCTCGCCATGTGGACCTTGTCACCGCCCATGGCGATGAGGCTGGCGATCGAGAACGCCATGCCGTCGACCTCGGTGGTGATGGTTGCCTTGTGCCGGCGCATCGCGTTGAAGATCGCGAGGCCATCGGGCACGCTGCCCCCGATGCTGTTGATGCGCACGCTGATCGCATCCACATCGAGCGCGTTGAGCTCGCGCACGAAGTCGGCGGCCGTCACCGTCTCGTTCCACCAGCTCTCGCCGATGTCGCCGTAGATGAAGATTTCGGCGGCCGCGGCAACGCCCACAGCAGCGGCGGCGATGGCCGTCTTTCGACGGATGGCGTACCAGGTGGATTGGGCTTTGCTCATGGACTGAAGGCTTCGATGCGAAGGCCTTCAGTCTCCAAAATTGGGTGTCCGGTTTCTACCCAAGAAACCGGACTATTTGCCGGGCGCGGTGTCTTCCTCGGGATCGCGCGGCGGTGCTTCGTCATCCGGCGCAGGCACAGCGGCCGCCAGCGGTGCGGCCTTCGTCGCAGCGTTGCTGCTGAAGATCAACCCTCGCCGCTCCGCTTCTCTGCGAAAGGCATCGGCCTGCTCGATGACATCGCTGGGGTTGGCGCCGCGCTTGCGGATTACCTCCATCTCGCTCGCGAAGCCGGCCTGCACCAGCTTCTCCCACGCTACGGCTTCCTTGACCGGGTCGATCCACGGCATGCTCTGCGCGATGAACATCGCGTCGTCGTGGGTCCCGGGCTGCACGTCCGGCGGCATGGGCACAACGCCGCTGAGTGCGGCAACCTGCACGAAGCGCTCCCACACCGGCTGCACGCACATGCCCACGAATTCATCCGCAAGCACGGCGTAGTGCACCCACTGCTCGACGAGCTCCTGGCGCTGCGCGCTGTAGGTGCCGTCGTAGTCGCGGCTGACGCTCGAATAGCTCGCTCCGATACCTGCAGCGAACGCTCGCAGTTGACCGGAGCGCCATCCGACCAGATTGGGGTTCGGACGGTTGCTGTCGATGAGGCCGATTTCCTCGCCGACCAGCAGCGAGTCGAGGATCATGCCAGGCTGCATCCGAAGATCGCGAGGCAGCGGGTTGCCATGTTCGTCCTTGCGGGCCTCGGGCATCATGTCCGGCGCATACCCCGCTTCCGCGCTTCGCTTCACATAAGCCGTGAGCGACGCCGCCACCTTCGCAGCGATGCGCTCGCTTTCCTCGTAGTCCTTGAGGTCTTCGATGCGCGTGATGACGCTCGCGAACTCGGACACGCCTCGGCGCTGATGCAACCGGTCGAGCATCGCGAGGTGCAGCACGCGATCGGCCGGCACGAACTTCAGGCCGCTGCTGTCGGTGCGGACCTGCCCGTCGCGCGGGTCACCCTTGTAGAACCAGAAGCCCGTTGCCTCGCCCCAGGTGTTGCACTGGATGCCCTGACGTGTGTTGCGGCTGAGGTCGTCATAGTCGAGCGGCACGAAATCGGGCTCGACGATCTCCAGCGAGTACGGCACGCGCGTGCCATGGTTTAGAAACTGCGTAGGGCCGAATAGCTCCTGCGCCATACACTCGCCATCGCGCAGCCAGGTGTAGGCCATCAGGCGCTGGGCCAGCGGCCAGCGGTATCGCTTCGTGACCTCGGGCGCGCGCTGCCAGTCCCGGAAGGCGATGCGCAGTGCGGTGGCGTACTCGGTGTGGATGGAACCGTCGGCGCGGCGCGGTTGCGGCTCGATGGCAATGCCGGCCGGGCCCACCACGTTGTTGACCAGCACGCGCAGCGCGCCGCGCGAAAGGTCGTGGTTGCGCTCGAGGTAGCGCGCATGCGCACGCAGCGCCGCAGCGCCGCCGCCGACCAGCGTGTCAGGACTGCTGTTGTCGGTGCGCGGCCGGCGCTGCTTGCTGGGCTTGGCGCCCTCGTAGAGCGCGAGGGCGCGGCGCGCCTGGGCACGCTGCAGGCCCTTCATCGGATCGAAGGCTCCGACGATTCGGTCAATGAGGTTCATTGCGGCTCTCCGTCGAATCGTGCGACCGAGAACGACATGCCGCCGAAGACCGCACCGCCGTTGCGCTCTGCGGCGACGCGGCGCTCCCATTCGGCGCGGCCCTTGCGAATCTCTGCGAGGTTTTCATAGCCGACCGTGCGCCCTTGGAAGGCGATGGTCTTGCCGAGGAGGATGGCGGATTCCGCGGCCAGGTAGGCCGCAAGCATGTCGGTGGCGGTGCTCATTCGCCAACCGTAACGAGAGCACAGTCCGGTTTCTAGGGAGGAAAGCGGACTAAAAAGGCTCTACCGGGGTATTCCGACGCGTCGATGCTTCATGCAGCAGGCCCTCTTTATTCAACACCTCAGCACAGAGTGATCGAAGAATTTTCAACTGCTTTCTCTCCTCTAATCCCAACCCGCTAATTCCATTGTGCACAATCTTTGAGCGTGTTTTGTATATCTTTCTAAAAAATTCGATTCTTGCACTTCTATCTTCGGATGAAGTCGCCAACATATAGGCGGCACGATTCGCCAAAACTTCAGTTAACCCTATATCCTCTGCCTTGTCGCCACCCAGAAGTATTTCCACGACAATTGCCAGCTGCATGAAAGACATTACTTCATCGGGATTGGTCAATCCTTCGAAATACCATTTCGCTGCCAAATTCAAATTTGCGGATCGGTGTTTCCCGTCTACCAACTCAAGAACTCTTGTGAAATTCTCGATTCCTCCGAAATCTTTCGGCACCCTTAGCTGCCGCAGATAATCCACATCATTTGAAGCCAAGGAAAATTTGCTAACCAAACCCGCTCCTGCAGAGGAGTCTCCAAAAATTCTCAGCTCTGGATAGTAGGGGCCGTGGCCATATCCCGCGTTGGAAAAAACTTTCGCGGCGATACACTGTCCAAAAAATGAACGTAGTACTTGGACAGCCATGGCCGGGGTTTCGGTTTGAACGCCCTCCTTGACGATGCCATGAACGAATATGTGCAGATGCACATAGTAGGTATCGATTATCACAACGTCATTTTCCGTAAGACCTACGTCATGCACCGAATGATGAGTGCGCTCAACGAGAGGAAAGTTTTGTCGCTCTTCATGCCATGAGCCCACGAGCGCGAAATTTTCTCCAACGTATGCGGGAATGCCTCCCTTGAACATTGCATTTGCCATGAATCTCGGAAATGCAAACGTTACACAGTACTTCTTTGGGAGTGATTCGAAGAATTTCAGAAATTCTTCCGCCAACTCGTGGGGATCGAAACCCGGCAAATCTCTCAGATAGCCCTCGAAGTTTCTATCAATCGCTTCGCCGAATTTCTCATTGAGCAGACTGCCCATCAGCGAAGTTAATCCGTCCTCACCAGCTGCCCGAATGAACTGCTCGCGCGCGTCTGCCGGCAATGCCTTTAGAAAGTCCCGCACCCCTGTTCGAAGCTCATCGTGGTCCAAGTCACCGAACGAGAAGGATTCGCGCTCGAGTGCTGTCTTGAGGATTGAATGGATACGTGATCTCAGCGAGGGGTGAAGCGAAGTTGGCATTGAACTCAATGAGTAGTGGATTTGCAGCCTCTATCGTGCCCGCGTTCGAGAGGCGGGCGCAAGAATTTCATAAATGCGAGTACGGCTGAGTCCATGACGGCGCATCAGGTGCTCGATATTCGCTCCATTAAAGTCGCGCCGGATCGCGGCGTCTCGTTCGCCCTTGCTTGCCGCCGGGATGTAGATTTCTTGCCCGCCAAGACGACGCCGCAAGCCGCGCACCAGTGCCTGAGCAAATACTGTTGCCATCTGCTCGTGCATGCCGATTTCCTCGCGCACGATGCCGATGATGTCGTGCTCAAGTTGAACGGCAGCGTCTTCGGTTTGCCCAGGGGACATGACAAAGGGTAGTTCCGTCACAGGCGCGAACTCCAATCTTCTGAAGCAAAGGATGAGGGCGCAGGTGCCGCCGCGCGGCGCGGCGCCGGCGAAGGCTTGCCTGGGCTAGCAGGCGTACCTGTCCGTGCCGCGGAGTGATCGGCGGTGCCGGCTCGGGCCAGAAGCCGCTCGGCGGCGCGTTGCCAGTCTGCGCCGCTCCAGCGGTGCAGCCGTAGTTCCTGATGGTGGGTCGCCGCGTAGGCGTAGTCCCAGGTGTCGAGCGGTTCGTTGCGTGCACCGCGGCGCTTCTCGAATCGATTCTTGCCCGGGTTGTAGGTCTCGCTCACCAAGCCGGTGAAGTAGCTTGCGTCGAGCTCATCGCTGAAGTGGGTCAGCCGCTGGTCGGCCGCGCGATCGGCGTCGGTGGACAGGCGACCGAACAGCCAGTGCTTGATCGCTACCGTGCCGACCTGATGCGTCATCACACCCCGCTTATCGTTCCGGCCGCGCCAGTCAACATCCGCCATCTTTCCCTTCCCGAGCACCGGTGCGTTGTTGTGCACGGCGCCGTAGATCGCCATCGGACGGCGCGTGAGCCGCTGGCGCACATAGTTTTTGACGGCCTCGGTGCGGTGGCCGCCCATGTCGATCGCAACGGCCTCAACGCGGAGCGTGGCGCCGCAGTCATGAGCGATGGGCTGGTTGAGCAACTCGGTAAGACTGACCCACACCGCATCATCCGCAGGGTCGCCCATGAGTTCGATGTAGTCCAGCACCCAGAAGGCCATCCCCTTTCCCCAACCGACGATCTGCACGGCCAAGCGGTTGTCCTGCGTGTCGACGCCAGCGGTGACGATGACGACGCCCAAGGGGGCATGGCGCAGCCGGTAGGGCTCGGCGCGGTCCGCGATGGCGTTGTGCTTCACGGCGCGCATGGCCGGGTCTTCCCACGCCTCGGCGCGCCTATCGTTGACGAAGGTCTTCAGCTTCGCGAGGTCGCCCTGAGCGTCGAGCCACGCCTGCGCCATCTGCGCCCAACGGGGCCCGAGGGCGAAGCGGTAGTAGAGGAAGTTCGCCCGATACCCCCGCAGTTTCCGGTGCGGGTGCCGGGGCACCCAATGCCCGGCATCAACCATGCGATCCTTGTGGTGCTCATCGATGTCTGCGCCGCATTCCGGGCAGGTCACCCATGCGCGCGTCACCTTGCCGTCCACACCAACGGCCCAGGTGAAGCTCTCCCACGTCAGCGGGAACCGGTGGTCGCAGTGAGGGCAGGGAACGTGATACTGACGCTGGTCGGAATCCTCGTACTTCGCCTCCAGACGTGAGAGGCCCACGATCTGCGGCGTCCCGACCGAGGCGCGCTTCGACGTGGCCGGGAAGGCGCTGGTGCGCCCGTCCATCATGGCATCCGGGTCGTCGCCCGTGGGCAGGCTCGACGCCACGCTGTCGAACTCATCCACGAGCAGCAGCTTCGCCGTGGTGCCCTTGATCCGCTTGTCGTTGCCGGCGTGCTCGAGGTAGAGCTGCCCGCCGGCGAAGTCCTTGAAACCGCGTGTGTTGCTCGAGTTGCGAGAAGCCGTTGTCGTGAGCGCTTCTTCGCAGGCGGGCGTGTCTTCCAGAAGCGGGTTCATCTTCTGATTGATGAACTTGTCGAGCGACACCTCGCCGGGCAGCACCACCATGATCGGGCACGGGTCCTCGCACATGGTGTATCCGAGGACGTTGGTTTCGATTTCGCTCTTGCCAAACTGGATGGGAAGAATCACCACCATCTCGCGCACCGGGCTGCTGGCGCTCATGCAGTCCATCGGCTCGCGCAGCATCGGGTTGCGCGCGGTGACCCACTTGCCCGGCAACGCGCTGCTCTTGCTGCTCAAGATGCGGTTCTGGTCCGCCCACTCCGAGACGGTCATGGGCTTGCGGGGCTGGATGGCGCGCGAGGCGGCCTGGTAGAGGTCTTGTACTTCCATGCGGCCTACCTCCCGACCTTCGCAAGGCTCTCAGCAGCCGTGCTCAAGGCGTGGCGAATCTCGGCGTCGAGCAATGCACGGACCTCGCCTTCGTCCACTTCGGCAGCGAGGGCGGGCGCTAGGCGATGGGCAATGCCTTCAATCGAGGTGCGCAGGATGGTCATGGTTTCGACCAGCGCTGCGCGCACCTCCGCGGCCTCGAGCACTTCCTTCATTCGCGCGCGGTACGCCGCCTCGGCCTCGAGCGCGGCGAAGTGCTCGCGCTTCGCCTTCGCCACCTGGAAGTTGAAGGCAGGCGTGCCCGGCGGGGCCGGCGTCTCAAGCGGCACATCGCCATCGCTGGCGCCATCTGGCGGAGCGATCGGTGCAGCCGCCGGCGCAACGGGCCTGCCGCCACGCTGTGCCGCGTGACGCGCGGCAACGCCCTGGCGGGCCGGGTCTTTGGTTGCTTCAATGCGTGCGATGCTCTCCGCGACCAGCACACGCTTTCCGTCTTCGGTCATCACGAGCCGGCCTTCATCGCGAAGCTGGTAGGCATAGGTCCTGCCGTAGCCCAGGTGCGCCGAGAACTCGGGGATGGTCATCACGTTGGAATCGGCCATGCTCACTCCCCGGCCACCTGACGAATGCGGAAGCGCAAGCGGCGCTGCAGGTACTCGTCGACACCGGACCTTTCCGCGATGGACTCCATGCTCAGACGCGAGCGATAGGCCCCGATGCGCACGAACATCAGCACCGGACGCAGATCGACGCCATGGGTGCCTTGGGCAGCCCAGATACCGGGCGACAGATGGGCCGTAGGGCCGCTGCGAAGTCGGCCATACGCCACGAAGTAGCGCCGCCCGGTTTGCCTCTTCGTGCCGCGGTGCAGGGTTGCCCGGCGCCTCGCCGTCATATTGGCGCTGTAGCCCTGCTCGCCGAAGGCTTGGAAGTACGCGATGAGCTGCACGAGGAACGAGCCGCGCAAATTGCCGCGGGCGTCATCACTGCCCGGGAACGGCACTCGCGGGATGGCCGTCTGGAAGCCGGCCGGCAGGATGCCCGCGCGGCGCAGCGCCACCTCGCTGCGCTTGTCGCGTCTTGCGCCACCGAACTCCTGTGCCTGAAGGATCTGCTGCGGGTCGATGCCCTTGCCGCCGTAGTAGGTCGGCTCGATCGCCACGCTCAACCGTTCGGCGGTTGCCTGGCGCACGAACACGCTGTTCACGACGTAGGGCGTTGGCCGGTCGAACACGCTGCTGATTTCGTTGCGCATCGCTCGCCGGACCTGAAAGCCCGCATCGTTGAGCGCGGCCGCGTAGGCGGTGCGCGCCTGCTTGCCGCTCAGCTTCGCCAGCGTTTCCCGCACCTCGCCAAGACCATCGAGTCTGAGTTCAACCCGCATTGACGCCTCCCTTCTTCGATCCGCCATCGCCGCCGACGGAGGCCAAGCCCTCCGACACCCCTGCGTGCGTGCCGGTCAGCGTGACCTGCAGGCCGCGCAGTCCGGGGAACAGGCCAGCGTCGCGGAGCGAACGCACCAGCGCCTTCAGCTCCGGCCAGCGGTTGACCATCGCCAGGAACTCAGGCGCGTTCGATTCGTTGCAGCGAATCACCCTTTTAACGATTTCACCCATCTCTTCTTTCTTCGTGAGGCATGTGGGGGGAGGTGTGGGGCATGCGAAAACACGTAAGTGCCTGTCAGCATTGGCGTGTGAGGCATGTGAGGCATGTGAGGCACCCAAGCGCCTGCATGCACGCGCCCGCACGCACACACGCCTGTGCATGCGCACACATGGACGAGTGAACCGCAAGTGCCTCACATGCCTCACACCCGTTGATTTCATTGAGTTTTCACGCCTCACGGCATGCCTCACGCATGGCTCACATGCCTCACTGCCGCAGACGGACTGGTGGTGTCGGGTCAATTTGTGGCCTCCCGGTATTCCTTGAGGGCATCGCGAAAGACGACGGCGCGCTCTCCGATCCATTCCGCCTCCGGTTTCCCCGCGGGCAGCTCGTGACCACCTGGCAGGAAGGTGACGCCGGCCGGCCCCTTCTTTCGCTCGCCGATCACGTAGCGCTTCGGCAAGGTCTTCGCGCCGTGCTTGCGCATCAGGGCATTGGAGAACTTCGGCTGGTTGAGCGGTTTGAGGCCGACGCGGTGGCACCACACGCCATAGAGCGCATAGAGGTCCATCGGGAGGACCGGGCTCAGCAGCTTCATGCCCTTGGTGGGGTAGCCCTCCAGCTCGCCGCCTTCGAACGCCGCGTAGAAGCGGCTGGGGCTGTCTCTGCTCAAGTCGATCAGCTCGCGCTTCGCCTCGGTCATCGGAGGCAGGGTGCCTTCGTTGAACTCGCCGAGGTCTAGATGCAGCAGGTAGTCGTGCAGCGCAGCCGAGCCGCCCTCGGCGAGTTCCAGCAGCAGGCCGCGGTAGAAGTCGGGCGCGAGTTTGGAGGGAGTCCAGATCACCGCGTGGCGGCGGTCGTCATCCTCCAGCACCACGGGCATGGCCTCGTTGGAGAGGAACACCATGTTGACGTGGTTGCGTTCGTCGTAGGCCGCCATGTTCTTCGGGTTGATCCGAATCCACTCGCCAGTGATGAACGCCTTCAGCTTGTTTTTTACGTGGTACAGGTCCGAACGTGCGACAACTTCATCCGCGATGAGAAAGAGTTTTCGGCTGGCCCAGTCGTTGAACTTGTCTTCAATTGCGCTCTGATCGATCACGCGGCCGTACCGTCCGTAAATCGCCATAACTGCCTCGAAAAACATGTTCTTGCCGGTGCCCTGTGGGCCGTGCAGCACAAGCGTGGTTTTCATCTTCGCGCCTGGGTGCTGCAGCGGATAGGCGAGCCAGCGCAACACCCAGTTGAAGAGTGCATCAGGCCGGCTGTCGTCGGCGCACATGTGCCGGAGAAGCTGCAGCAGGTTCTCGCATGAACCCGCCTTCGGCACCGTGGGCCAGCCGGCCCACAGGTTGCAATGGATGTTCGGGTCCGTCTCGGCCGGATCGAAGCCCACCTCGGTCACGCGCACGAGCTGCTTCTCGGGGTGCTCGGCCCACGCGCGATGCAGGTCGCGGCTAAGGCATGCATCGCGCATGTCGCCCAGAGCCACGAGAACATGCTCTTGGTGATCGAACACCGTGCCACCCTGCCCGTACACCAGCGCGAACCGCTCGAGCAGTTCGTCGAGCGAGTCGATGGGGCGCAAGGGTGCCAGGCGCGCTGGCGCCCCGTCCCCCTGGGTGTCGGTCGGCGCGGCCTTCGCGCGTTGCGTGCGCCAGCCGAGAGCCAGCAGGCGGGCCTCGATCTGCACGCGAACGACGTGCAGGCCTTCCGCCATGTGCAGGTCGTTGAAGTCGTTGAGCTTGCGCCCTTTTTCCAGCCAGTCGGTGCGCCTCAGTTCCGGGTGCGCCCATTCGGGCTTGACCCATGCGCCGCCGACAGCCATGGCCGCAGTGCTGGCCGCGGTAAGGCCGGCATTCACCGCGCCGTGGTCGTAGCCGCAGTGAGGGCAGCCCGGGCCATCCGGCAGCCACACTCTCTCACGGCACGGCTGCTGCCGGCAGCGTTGCGTGTCATCGTCGTCGGCACAGATGAGCACCTTCGCGAGCTTGTAGCGGCGGTGCAGCTCGGCAGCGACGTGCTGCAGGTTGCCCGCGTCGAACGCTACCGCCACCGGCAGGCCCGTGGCTTCGTGCAGGCTCGCGGCCGTGGCATAGCCCTCGGCGACCAGCACCACGGCGCCGGTGACCATGCCGAGCAGGTGGAAGTGCCCTTTCACCACCAGCCCGCGCGGCCAGTATTCCTTTTCGAGCGCGCTGCCGCGGCGCGCCTTGGCGCGGATCACCTGCAGCCCGTGGATGCGGCCGGCGGTATCCACCATCGGGATCACCATCGAGCCCTGCGGGCTGAACCGCACGCCGTGTGCCCCCACCCCCTTGCGGTGGAGGTAGTCGATGTCGCCCTGCTCGACGCACTGGCGCCAGGCGGCGGTGGCTCGCTCGGCCGCGCGGTCTGCCTCGGCCTGGCGCGCCTGGTCGGCGCGGCGCCGATCGTCGGCCAGGCGCTTGCGCAGCGCCTCGCGTTGGTCCTTGCTCAGCTCGTTGTGCCGCAGCTCGACCTTCGTCGCGTTGTTCTCCGCGCCGCGCCACACACCGAAGCTGCCCACGAGCAGATCGGCGCCGCTGTCCATGCGTACCTCGTGCAGCATGTACCAGCCGCGGCGCTCTTTGCCCTCACCCTCGACGCGGCACCGCCGCATGCGGCCGACTTCGAGCGCGTCGACCAGAAGGCCAGCGGCGCGAAGCTGTCCGAGAACGTCGTCGTAGTTGGACGCCATCAGTAACTTCCGCCCCTTCTACCTACACACCGAATGGGGCTCGAATTACCCTCATCGCACTGCGCCAGGGAGGACCCACGCCCCGGTGATGCCGTTGTGTCAATGCGACACTGACGACTGACACCCGAGGTGCCCTGCCCTTGCACGGGGGGGACGGGGCCGCTCACTGGCCTGCCCCCGCCTCGGCGCGCATGTGCGAACGCAACAGCGCGAGGGTGTGGCCCACGCATGCGATGGCCTCCTGTGCCATGGCCTCGGCCCTGCGCATCTGGTTGCGCGACACGTGCGCATCACCGCGCAGCAGTGCATCACCCACCGCACGACAGAAGTCGGCATGCGCCACCTGCAGGCGAGTGAACGTATCGACCGGATCGCCGCCGGCTTGGTCAGGCGTCGCGCGCGTGCAGGTGTGGCCGAGCGCGTCGGCCATGGCATGCAGCACCGAGTAGTTGCCACTGAAGAGCTGCACGTCGATGAGCTCGCGCGGGTTCGGCTGATGGGTGGTGGTGTTGGGGTTGGCCTTGTGGGTGAGCGTGTTCGGGCTCATGCCCATGCGGCCGGCCAGCCCGACCACGCCACCGGGGTATCCGTGCACGGTGTTGTAGAAGGCATCGAGGATGTCCTGCCCTTCCACTCTGGAGGGGAAGGGCTCTTCGGCGCCGTGGGCAAGGTGGGGGGGAACTGAGACAGTCGCTTTCATGCTGAAAACCTCAAAGGAGAGAGAGCGCAATGCCCAACCCCGAAGCCCTGCCCACAGCAGTCGAGCGGATCGAAGCGGTGGAGAACTTCCTGCAGCAGCTCGTGCTGCTGCTCGAGGTAGAGCCGGACATCACGCGAGAGAACATCGGCGCATGGATGGAGCTGTGCTCGGCCAGCGCACGGGCACACGGCCTGCAGTCGCGGCGCCAGACGCTGGCGATGGAGCACCTGCGCACGCGCGTGCTCGGCCCGTCGCTGGACGTGGAGCGCGTGACGCCTGGGGTATGGCTCTCGTGAGCGCGCGGGCGCCCTTGATCCTTGGAAAATGCGGCTTCCACAACCGCATCAGCACCAAGAGGAGCGCCCTTAATGAAGACCTTCAAGATTGCCCGGCTCGTTCGCGACGGCCGCCAAGACGGGTTCGATCTGGTGATCGAAACGACCGACGGCAGCAACATCGAACTACGAATTCCAGCAGACAAGCTCAACCAGGCAATCGCATCGTTCATCGCCGGGGAGCGCCAACTGTCCAACCGGCCGACACCAAGCGCGCCGCGCGCCAACGAGGCAACAACTGCAATTCCTTTGGAGGTCGAACAGCTTTCTACGAAAGCAGAGACGGCAGACCACGCAATCATCTTTGCGCACTCGGGCCATCTGACTTTGGCGCTTCACATGTCGCCGAGTGCAGTGCAGCCGCTGGCGGAACAAGTTCAAAGAGAAGTCGAGGCGATAGAGGCGGCGGCGCGCACGCGACACTGACCAGCTTCGCGCCTTCGTACTCTGGCAAGCGCACCTCGGCAACGAGGTACACGCGGGCAGGCGAACAAGCACTACGCATGTGCACCTTCCGCACCCAGGCACTCAACTGGCAGCGTGGCGCCGCCGTAGATGTGGTCGTAGTTGAGCCTCAATCCACGGCGAGCAGATGCCGCGATGACCTTCGCCGCCATTTCGGGCGGGATGGTCTGCCCTCGCTCGTAGTTGGCGATGTTGCCCTGCGTGCAGCCAACTTCGTCCGCCAACTCCTGCTGAGTCATTGCGAGCCGACTGCGGATGGTCTTGATGATGCTCATGCCCAAAGTATATCAGCGGCGCTGATGCAAATGTCAAAGCATTTTCATCAGCGGAGGTGATTTGCGTGGAAATCATCACCGGGCATGATCCCGCTGCTATGAATTCCGCAGCACCTCGCAAAGCCACAATCACCGACGAACATCGGAGCGAGGCCAAGCGCCTCAAGGCGATCTGGGACCGGACACAACACCCCAGCCAAGCCGCGTTCGGCGAGAAGTACGAGATCGGCAGTCAAAGTGCCGTTGGCAATTTTCTCAATGGTCTTTCCGCGCTCAGCCTCAAGGCAGCCACGGGGTTCGCCAAGGGGCTGGGGTGTGACATCGCAGACTTCAGCCCTCGCCTCGCTAAGGTGGCGGCCGAGATTTCTGCAATGGTTCAAGGTGACGAAGATGACTTCGTCCACGTGAGCCGCGTCGGAGTGACCTTCTCCAATGGGCGCGGAAAGCTTGTGTTCACCGAGCCGCACAAGGCTCGCCTGGCATTTCGCGCGGACTACCTGCGCAAGCTCGGCGTGAGTCCAAGCAATGCCGTCATCGTCGACTCAGATGGAGAGAGCAACTTTCCAGACATCAAGGATGGAGCGGTGCTGCTCGTGAACCGGGGAGCGACGCAGATTCTGCCGGGCAAGTTCTACGCCTTCCGCGTCGACGGTGAACTCATCATCAAGCCGCTGTTCCCTCAAAAGGACGGAACCATCAAAGCGATTCCGGTCAACCAAGATCGTGAGCTGTATCCCGAGCTGACCATTGGCCCTGATACCGAAGATTTCGAGATGATCGGGCGCGTGATGTGGGCCGCCGGCGCGCTCTAGCCGGTCACCGACATTCGCGCATGCGCTGCACGATTTCGAGCTTCTCTTTCCTCTGAGCATCTGAGAGGGCGATGCTGTTCGCCGAGACCTCGGCATTCTTGATGTCGAACGCACTCGGGCAGCTCCGCGCGCTCTGCACCACTTGCGGCCGGATCGCCTCGACGAACTGGCTGGAATCGACGATTCCGTTGCGGGTGTAGACATAGAACGTGCCGTTTGGGCGTTCGTAGATTCGCTGCTCCTGAAAGCCTGACGCATAGTCGCTCGCATTCACGCGCGATGGGCTACCAAGCGCCGACTGCAGTTGGTTTTGGTTCATGCCGCGCACGGGGTAACTGCCCACGATTCCCGCGTTGATCGCGCTTTGCAGTTCGGCCGGCACATCCACAGCACCAGGCGCCGAAGCAGGCGCCACTTCCCGCAGTCGTGACTGCGTTGCGCCGCCGGCGCAGGGGCGCTCCTGATACTCCGTTTTCCCGTCCACCACGCACTTGAACAACGCCCAGGACGGCACGCTCACCAGCGCTGAGCACGTCATCAGCGCAACCCTCACCAACAGCCTTGCCTGCATCCCTACTCCTTTTTCGCCATCGTATCTGCGGTCAGACGAAGCGGTACGAGAGTATGAGCGGCGCTGTTACAAAAAATAGTTTCGCTGATATCAGTTCCGCTGTTGACTTATGAATCAGCGCCGCTGATACTGCATGCCATCTCAAGACGGAGATGGACATGCCAAACGCTTCTGACCGCAACTACCGCTGCTACTACACGCCCAAGGACGCCCAAGGGCACCTGACCCCATCGGACACCGGCGCCCTGCCCTTCGTGCAGGTTCTCGCCGCCAGCGCCGAGCACGCCTTCATCAACGCGCACCACGTCACCGGCTGCCCGGTGTCCGAGGTCGTGCGCATCGAGCAGGCGGCCTAAGCCATGGCCGCCCGCAAGTCGTCGCGCGCCACAGTGCTCGCGCCCATGTCGGATACCGCCGCCAAGCTGCTGCATCAACTGATGCAAGACGCGGCCGATGCCGCCGCTCCCGCGCCCGGCTCTATCACCTTGAAGCCCGTCATCGGGCTCAAGTACGAGGCCGACTACAGCACCGACCTGAGCTTCTTGGCGTATGGCGAAGGCTTGGTCGACGTGAGGTGGAGAAGGCATCCCTGCAGCGACATGCCGCAATGGATCGGCCACGAAGAGCGGAAGGACGATCAGGGCCGCCGCTGGAACCGAGTGATGTGGGGCATCGTCGATGACTTCGGCACGCTGGTCGAGGTGAGCCCGTGAGCGCCGTGCAGAGCAAGCCGGGGCCGTTCACCGAAATCGAAGCCCACGCACGCCGCATCCATGAGTTGATGTGCGAGGCCAACCTGATCGGAGGCACATCCTCGACGTGCAGTTTCACTGGCTGGACCGCTGACGGTCGCGCCGTGCGCCACACGATTCATGTCAGGGGCTACGAGCGCACAGGCCCGACTGTCGAGAAGGAGCGCGCCGCCCTCGCCAAGGCCGACGAAGAAGGGACATACCAGGGCGTCCGCTGCGCATGCCTACAGACCGGATGCCGCGCAGGCCCCGGATGCCCGCTGTATTCCGTGCACTGTCGGAGCCACATCGCTTTCGTCACCAAGGCGCAGGAGGCCGCATCGTGATGGCCGACCTCATCGCCCAGGGCGCTGCCATCCAGCGCCAGATCGCGGCCTTGCGCCGTCGCTACGCCTTCGCGCGCGCCGCGCGCCTCTCCCTCATTCCTTCGTGGGGCATTGCATGACCCAAGCCACCTACCCCGAGGCCTACTCGCAGCCGCGCGTCATCAACGGCCGCGTGCGCACCTGCCGCCTGATCGAAATCGGCTGCGCCTACACGCCCCCGCCGGGCGACCCGAGTGGCTACGCCACGATCGTGCAGAGCGCCCTGCTCGCACCGCCCACGCGCGGCCAGCGCTTCATGGCCTGGCTCGGCCGTCGCAACGTGATTGAGTTCGCTGTCGCCATCGCGCTGCTCACCGGCGCGGTTGCTGTCGCCCTCGACCTGCTGGTGTTCCGGCCGTGAAGACCAGCGGCGTGTTCTTTCTGCGCGGTCGCCCGTGCAGCTCCCTCATCAACTCTCGCACGAGCGAGCAGTTGCATGGATGGGTGTTGTCGCTGGGCGAGCGCACCAGCGCCCGCGGCGTCGCCTGTTTCACGGCGATCTGGCCGGGCCCCGAGGCCGACCGCTTCATGAAGGAACACCCGCAACTGCGCGCCGGCGACTGCTTGAGCCTCGACCTCGACCGCCTGCACGCCACCGGCAACGAACTGCGCGGCTTCGTCACGCGCTGCGAGTTGGCGCCACCGCGCTGGCCCGAGCCACCGCACACCGAGGGCGCAGAGCGCGCCGTCGGCACCACCGCCGCGCACGCGCCCCAGTCGAGCGCCGGCCCCATCCACTGACCGCCCAGGAGCACATCCGACCGTGAAAGCCTTTTCCCACTTCCTCAACGAACTCAACGAGGGCAGCACGCATGCCGCCCTCACGGCCGACCTCGCCGAGTTGCTGCGCACCGTGCAGACCACCGGCCGCGCCGGCGCGCTCGTGCTGAAGGTCAAGGTGTCGCCCACCACCAAGACCAACAGCGGCCAGGTCGACAAGGTAACGATCACCGCCGACCGCGTGCTGTCGCTGCCGAAGCCCGAGCAGCCGAGCGATTTCTTCTGGCTCACCGAAGACGGTGAGACATCCCGCAACCACCCGCGCCAGCACTCGCTCGAGCTGCGCGACGTGGCCTCCACCACTCCCCCGCAAACCTTCAAGGAAGCCTGATCCATGGATCAACTGGAATCCCTCGCCGTCGAGGAAGTCGCACGCCTCGCCACCGCCGGCCTTGAGCCGAAGCGTGTCGCCAACACCGTGCACCTCGTGGTGCCCGAGCGCTACAAGCACGTCGACATCACGGAACTCGTGCGCCGCGCCGAGCTGGCGCCGCAGCGCAAGAGCGGCACCGTGCAGCTCGGCGACCTCAACAGCCTGCTGCAGTACATGGCGGACCAGGGCGCCCAGGAACTCGGCTACGTGTACGCCGACCCGGAGCGCCGCACCATCACTGCCGTCTTCAACGACCAGAAGGCCGGGCCCGGCTGGCGCGACCACCGCGCGGAGTACACGGCCGCGCTCACGCCCGAGGCCAAGCGCTGGCTCGACAACGACGGCAAGGAACTCGCGCAGATGGAGTTCGCCGAGTTCGTCGAGGACAACCTCGCCGACCTGAACGGTACCGAAGGCGAAACGCTGCTGTCGGTCGCCACCACCATCGTGGCCTCCACCGGCATCAGCTTCTCCAGCGCGCGCCGCCTCGACAACGGGCAGACCCAGCTTCTCTACAGCGAGAACATCGACGCGCGCGCGGGCGAGAACGGCGCGCTGGTGATCCCGAAGACCTTCACGCTCGGCCTGCGCCTGTTCAAGAACGGCGAGGGCTACAAGCTGACCGCGCGGCTGAAGTACCGGCTGCACGGCCAGGCGGTGAAGTTCCGCTACGAGCTCGACCGTCCCGAGAAGGCCCTCGAGGACGCCTTCGCCGGCTACGTCGAGCAGGTGCGCAACGCCAAGGTGGGCGAGGGCGACAGCGCCCGCGCACTCGGCTACACGGTGCTGACGGGAAAGGTCTGACGCGATGATTCACATCCTCGGCCTGACCGGCTACGCGGGCGCCGGCAAAGATACCGTCGCCGACCTGCTCGTGACGCACGCGCGCTTTCGCAAGATGGCGTTCGCCGATGCGCTGCGCGCCGAGATTGCCGAGGGTTTCGGGCTGGTGCCCGATGACCTGGCGCGGCCGCACACGAAGAACACGCCCACCGCGGCGCTGCGCATGCGCAACGCGCCGCGCGACTTCCTCGCCGCTGTGGTGCTGTCGCTCAGCGCGGCCGCGCCGGACCACCGCACGCCGCTCAGCGCCGAGTGGCTCGATGCCGACCGCAGCCCGCGCCAGGTCATGCAGTGGTGGGGCACCGAATACCGCCGGGCCCAGCACCCGAACTATTGGACGCGCGCGCTGCTTTCGCGCCTGACCGAGGCCCGCCGCGGCGGCGCCCAGCGCTTCGTCATCACCGACGTGCGCTTCGACAACGAGGCCGACGCGCTGCGCGGCGCGGGCGGCGTGCTGTGGCAGATCACGCGCCCGGGCGCGGCCGGCCAGACCGAAGGCGCGCACGTCAGCGCTACGGACGGCGCTCGCTTCAAGCCGGATGCCGTCATCGCCAACGTGCACGACGTGCGCCACCTGCAGGGCGTCGTGCTCACCGAATTCCTCTCCCGCGACCTCGGCATCCCGGCCGGGCGCATCAACCTCACGGTGACCGCATGAGCACGGGCTACCCTCTTTCCGACGAGCTGGCGGCCGTGCTGCGCGCGGTTCGCCTTGCCGACTTCGCCGAGGCAGGCGCTATCGCCAAGGCGTGCAACCAGGCCGTGACCACGCCGCTGCGCAAGCTCATGCTCGCGGGCCTGGTGCGTAGCCACAAGTCGCGGCGCGCTGACCAGAGCGCAACCCGCCTGTACAGCATCAGCGCCGACGGCGAGGCCGCCCTGCGCGCCTGGGAGGCCGAGGCCCGACGCCAGGCGAACATCGCGTCCACCGGCGCGGCCGTAGCGCAGCCGCGCGTGACGCGCTTCACCGGCACCTACACCGGCGCCGAGCTGCGGCCCTACGACGGGCGCCCTGGCGCCATGGACGCCTTCGCGCTGCCCAGCCGCGTGGGCCGTCGCCTGCGCTTCCGCAACGGCGTCGTGCAGATGCTCGAGGCGCTGCCCACAGCCGCGGCGGACTGGCTCATGCAGGCGGTTCCGCCGCCTCCGATGAGGGCTGGCGCGCGCATGGTCGTAGGTGTCGACCTGACCGACGGCACGCTCACTTTCGGGCCGGTGACCATGCTTCACGAGTCCCCGCCCTGCATGGGGCACAGCCTCGCACTCGGCGACCGCCCGAAAGGACACGCATGAAGCGCGACGCCTTCACGCTGCCGCTCGACCTCGGGCACGAGCTCATCATCGACAACTTCGCAGGCGGCGGCGGCACGTCGACCGGCTTGGAAGCAGCCTTCGGCCGGCCAGTCGACATCGCGATCAACCACGATCCCGAAGCGCTGGCCATGCATGCCCTCAACCATCCGCATACCTGGCATCTGCTGGAGAGCGTGTGGGACGTGAATCCCATCGCGGTGACGGGCAATCGGCCCGTGGCGCTGGTCTGGCTCTCGCCCGACTGCAAGCACTTCAGCAAGGCCAAGGGAGGCACGCCCGTGGCGAAGCACATCCGCGGCTTGGCGTGGGTGGGCATGCGCTGGGTCGCGCTCACGAAGCCGCGCGTGCTCATGCTGGAGAACGTCGAGGAGTTCACCACCTGGGGCCCGCTGCTGGTCGGCGCCGACGGCACAGCCCGGCCGGACCCGGCCCGCAAGGGCAAGACCTTCGAGAGCTTCGTGCGCCAACTGCGCGGGCATGGCTATCAGGTCGAGTGGCGCGAGCTGCGTGCCTGCGATCACGGCGCCCCGACCATCCGCAAGCGCCTCTTTCTGGTCGCGCGCCGCGATGGCCTGCCCATCGTCTGGCCCGAGCCAACCCATGGCGACCCGACCAGCCGCGAGGTGCTGGCCGGCAAGCTGCTGCCGTGGCGGACAGCGGCCGAGTGCATCGACTTCTCGCTGCCGTCGCAGAGCATCTTCGGCCGTGAACGTGCCCTCGCCACCAACACGCTGCGCCGCGTAGCGAAAGGCCTGTGGCGCCACGTCCTGACCAGCCCGAAGCCTTTCATAGTCGGCGTCGGTGGTCGCATGGGCCAGTCGCCCGAGCGCCCCATCGACAAGCCGCTACAGACCATCACGGCGAAGGCCGATTCCTGCGTTGCGCAGCCCGTGCTCGCGCCGTTCGTGAGCGAGCATGCCAACGCCAGCAATCAGCGCAACATGGCCGCCGATGAGCCGCTGCGCACGGTGTGCGCGCAGGTGAAGGGCGGGCATTTCTCGGTGGTTGCGCCCACGCTGGCGCCAATGGTGATGACGAACACCACGGGCCATCCTGGCGCGCCAATGGACGCCCCGCTCTCTACCGTGACCACTGGCGGGCACCATGCCGTGGTCGCCCCGGTCATCGCACCGCTACGGGGGACCGATGACAGTCACCTGCAGGGTGACGCCATCGAGGCGCCGCTCTCGACGGTGTCCGCTGGAGGTACGCACCACGCGCTGGCCGGCGCCAGCCTCATCCAGATCGGCTACGGCGAGCGCTCCGGCCAGGAGCCGCGCGCACTCGACATCACCCGGCCACTGGGCACCGTGGTGGCTGGCGGCGTGAAACACGCGGTTGTCGAAGGCGCGTTCATCACAAAGTTCCGTGCGAACAGCGTGGGTCACGATCTGCAGGAGCCGCTTCACACCGTCACCGCTAACAGCTTCGTGAAGCGCCCGGGCGGCAGCGTACCCATGGGCATCGTCGCCGCGCACTTGGTCGACGCAGGCCACGGCGAGGGCAAGGACGGAAGCAAGCGCTTCAGCCACGGCGTGCGCAGCGCAGAGAAGCCGCTCAACACCGTGACGGCCAGCGGGGCAACCAGCGCGGTGGCCGCGTTGCACCTCACGCACCTGACGCACCACGGCGACCGCGCAGGCAACGATCCGGCCGAGCCGCTGCGCACCGTGACCGGCGCACATCGAGGCGAGCAGGCACTCGTGTCCGCCTGCATCGAGCAGGCGAACGGCGGCTTCTATGCAGACAACTCCGGCCGCTCGGCAAATGAGCCGCTGTCGACCATCACCTCGAAAGGCGCGAATCAACGCCTGATTGCAGCCTACTGCGTGAAATATTACGGGAACGAACGCGATGGCGTGTCGCTGCTCGAGCCCATGCACACGCTGCCCACCAAGGACCGGATGGGCCTCGTTGAAGTCGAGCAGGTGCCCGCAGACTGTCTGGCGCCCGAACTACGCGAACGCGCCCGCCTGTGTGCCGCCCTCTTGCACGAACACCTTCCCGAGCAGTTCCCCGTGCTGGCCGAATTGGTACTGATGTTCCACAAGGGGCAATGGTGGGTGCTGGTCGACATCACCCTGCGGATGCTCAAGGCACCCGAGCTGTACCTCGCGCAGAGCTTCCCGGCGAACTACGTGATTCATGAGATTCCGAATCCTACGCTGCTATTCAAGGGCGGCGTGCAGGCGGCGGACCCGCTCGTGGTGCCGCGTATCAAACTCAGCGCGACAGCACAGGTCCGCATGTGCGGCAACAGCGTGGCACCGGCACAGGCAGAGGCGCTGGTGCGAGCCAACTTCGCGCACGAGCTGCTCATCTACGGGCGGGCCGCAGCATGAAGCACCGCGCAAAGAACTCCACCACCTGGGCAAGCGTGATCGCCGCCCGCCAGCAGACGCCCGAGGCTATCGCCGACGCGGCCATGGCGAAGCTCTACAGCGCCTATGCCGACCTCAAGGCCGGCACCACCGACGACGACATGTTCGACCGCGTGGCCGCTGCGATCAACGTTGGGTTGATCCGCGCCGAGCAGATCGATGCAGCATGCGTGACGCCCATGCTCGAAGCCCGCGATGCGCTGATCCGCTGCGATGCCATCCGCGGCAAGCACGGTCGGTATGGCTTCGACGGGCCCGGCCTCCAAGCCATGGCCGCCGGCCTTGAGGTCTACGAGGAAATGCTGCGCAAGAGCACCCCGCTGCAGATGCGCCAGGCGCTGACGGCCTCGATGGAGCGAATGCGGCTGCAGATCGCCGCGGGAGCAAATCTGTGACGCGCTCGAACTTATGGGGGGAACGTGTCGCTCCGCGCCGCCCCGCCGCGTTGATTGATGGCATTGAGAAGCAGCTTTCCAAAGGGCTGAACAACAGAGGCTACTTCCAATGCCTTTGCGGCAACGTCGCCAGCATCACAGTCACCCTCGATGTTGACACCATCGAGCGCGACGTCGATCTCGTGCAAAAAGTCTGGGAGTACTGCATTAGAAACAAGTACCGACTGCACAAAGTGGAATCGGTCGAGCCGCGTCACGTCCACTCGATCCAATGCATCGCGAATTGCCATGACCTCGGCCCGCATCTTTCGAAGGTTCTGCGCACTTGCCAAACCATCTGGCAGCGGAGCGATGTAGTCGGCGATCTTGCTGGCAATTCTGTGAGTTCCGCCGACCAGTTGAAAGACTGCCTCGAGCATGCGCGTGTAGTCGAGGAACTCTTTGCGATCTGCCTCTTTCTTTTGCAGCCGATGAGCACGATCCACCGCCCAGGCGGTAGCAAGGATCGCAGCTATGGAGCCGATCGCCTGAACCCAACCAGCGAGCGAAGCATTTGTATTCAGCCATGCACTCGCTGGCGTCCATCCGACGATCAATGCGATCACTGCGGCGGCGCCACTCCAAAGCGCGAGCATCCCCAAGCCATTCATTTCAGATTCCAGATGGCCTGCACATTGGCCACCTCGAGACCGATGAGCTTGAAGTACTCACGGTCACCGGTGAAGCTGCGCATAGCCCAGTTGTGCCCCAGGGGGTCAGGCTCCGCATACCGATACGGCTCGTGGATTTCAACAGTCGCGTCGTCGCCCAGCTCAGCCAACTTCTCATCGACACGCCGCTGCACCTCAACGCGGATTTCTTCTGCGGTGTGCAGCTCGCGCGGTCGGTCACGTTCAGTGGTCAGCCGCTTCAACCATTCGCCCGCCATACCGTCTCCTCAAAGTGAGGCTCAGATGATGCCATCCCTCGAAATCTGCACAACACCATGCCCTGTGCACACCACGTCAGCCGCAGGCGCTCGCATGCAACGGGTTCGGCCCGCGCGTGAACGGCCAATACTCTTCTCTGCTCCCATGGTGCGGGCGTTGCTCGCCGGCACCAAGACGCAGACCCGCCGCGTCTTGAAGGTGCAGCCGCCGCTCGGCACGACCAGCGTGGCCGCCTATCACCATCCCGATGACAGCGACGGCCGGCCGCGGTTCTGGTCCCTCGGGCCGGACCCGGAGGCGCACGGCGCCACTGACTACCTACAGCTAGGCTGGGCATATCCGTGCCCCTACGGCCGGCCCGGTGAAAGGCTCTGGGTGCGCGAAACGCACGCGCCGCAACCCGACTGCTCTCTCTCGTGGGAGAAGTGGATGCGCGGCGCCGGCGGAGAGAAGCCGATCATCCACTACGCGGCCGACGCCACCGAACGCACATGGGTCGACCAATGGCGGCCGAGCATTCACATGCCCCGCTGGGCTAGTCGCATCGATCTCGAAATCACTGGCGTGCGCGTCGAGCGCCTGCAGGACATCAGCGAGGCCGACGCCATCGCCGAAGGGATTTCGGGGCCGCACAACGTCGGGTATCCGGCCTATCGGGTGCCTGATGACAGCAAGCCGCGCTACAGCCGAGCTTCCGCAGCCTACGAGGCATTGTGGGAGCAGATCAACGGCGATGGCAGTTGGGCAGCCGACCCGTGGGTATGGGTGGTTGAGTTCAGAAAGGCCCAGCCGTGACCGTCTACGTCGACGACATGAAGGCCGCCTACGGGCGCATGGTGATGTGCCACATGCTGGCTGACACCGACGACGAGCTGCACGCGATGGCCGATCGCATCGGCGTGCTGCGCCGCTGGTGGCAGAGCCCGGAGAAGACCAGCGGCAGCCACTACGACATCGCGCTCAGCAAGCGCGCGTTGGCCGTATCCGCGGGCGCCGTCGAAATCACCTGGCGCCAGGCCAGCGCCATGAACATGCGCCGCCGCATCACCGGCTCGCTCGGCCCCGCAGCCGAGGCCGAAGAGTGGCTGCGCCAACACCGCGCGCAGCGCGCGGCAGAACTCCAGGGAGAGGAAGCGAAGCAATGACGCGATGGATCACCGTCGACAAGGCAGAAAACGAAACCGGCCTCCCGGCGTCGTTCTTTCACGAGCGCACAGGCGCCTCGGGCGTGTGGCCCGAAAACCAAGTTTGGAAGTGGTTCGATGGGCGCAAGCTCATCGACCTCGAGGCGCTGTACGAGTTGATCGACAAGCGCCCCAGCATCCAGAGCAACCGCGGCCGCAAGCCGAAGAGGGCGGACTGATGCCAAGGCCGATGACAAACAATGGCGTCGTGATCCGCGAGGCTCACCTGCAGATCGATCTGCGCGTCTACGGCTACGGCCGCGAACGCCTCGACCTTGCGCCGACGCCATCGAACATCCGCTACGCGGAGAAGCTGCGCGCGGAGATACTCGGCAAGATCGAACGCGGCACCTTCTCGCTGGCTGAATACTTCCCCGACAGCCCGCGCGCCAAGATGGACGCGCCCAGCCTCGCATTCAGCCAGGTCGCGGCCGAGTGGCTCAAGGTGAAGGCCGCCACCATCCAGCACAGCACGCTCGACCACTACCAGCAGACCGTCGGGGCCGCCTACTTCGATTCGGTGCGCGACACGCGCATGGACTCGCTCGACTTCCGCGCCATCATGAAGCTCACGGCTGCGCTGCCAGCGAATCCGAAGACCTTCAACAACTTCGCCACCGTGCTGCGGCAGATTCTCGAGTACGCCTTCAAGGCGAAGCTGATCCGCGAGCCGCTGCATGAGCATGTGATGATGCGCCGGCGCCAGAAGGCCCAACCCGACCCGTTCACCCTGCCCGAGGCGCTACTCGTGCTCGAGGCCATGGCGACCGAGCGGGCCCGCCTTTACTACGAGGTCGCCTTCTTCACCGGCATGCGCCCCTCGGAACTGATCGCCTTGCGCTGGCGAAACGTGAACCTGGCACGCGGGCAACTCACGGTCACCACGGCCCTGACGCGCGGCAAAGAGAAGGACACGAAGACCAGTGTGGTTCGCACGCTCGAGCTGACCTCGCGAGCCCTCGCAGCCCTGAAGGCGCAACACAAGCTCACCGGGCAGATCGAGCACGTCTTCACCGACGAGGACGGCTCGATCTTCACCACCACCGACGAGCCGCTGCGCGGCTGGTGGAAGCCGGCAATGCTGCGTGCAGCGGTGCGGACACGCGACGCGCGGCAGACGCGCCACACGTTCGCCACCACCTGCCTGATGGCGGGCATCACGCCGGGCTGGGTTGCGACGCAGCTCGGCCATGCGCCCGAGATGTTCTTCCGCGTCTATAGTCGCTGGATCGTGGGCGCCGACCACGGCGCAGAGAAGCGCAAGCTCGATGCGCACCTGTATGAAGCCACAGTGCCGAAGGACGGAAGCAAGGCGGAGACGGGACCGGGACAAACACCGGGACAAACGCGCCGAAAAAGATCAAGTTCGGCGAAGCTCTCAGAGGGAGACAAAGCCTAGAACGCCGCCGAAATCGGCCCTTTTCTGGCAAAAATAGGTTCGATTCCTGTCGAAGGCACCACCCACCCGCCCCCCGCAACGGCTTTCGCCGCCCAGGCACGCCCTCTCACGCCCTGTTCTCCACAAGCGGCTGCGGGTCAACGCCCAGTCACACGCCCTCGGTCTAATCCGCGCGTGACTCCAGACTCCCACCTTCTCCTCCCCTCCCCCGGCGCCCGCAACATCCTCGGACGCCGGCTCCTTCTCACCTTCTCGGCCGTGCTGCTGCTGACCCTCGCGGGCTCCGGCATCGGCATCCGGTCGCTCGCCAAGGTCGACGAAGCCACGCGCGAGACCGTCCAGCAGCGCGGCGTGTCGGAGCGGCTCGTGGCCGACGCCTACCGGCTGCAGGCGATCAATGCCGAGCGCTACAAGGCGATGGCGCTGAGCTCGGAGCCCGAGGTCGGCGAAATTCTTTCTGCGGACATCCGCGCGACCGCGGCCGAGTACGACGACTTGATCAGGCAGCTCGACCAGCGGCTGCACGACGAGTCCGACCGCGCATTGCTCGCGCAGGCCGACGCCGCCGCCAAGGACTTCGCAGGCGCCGTCAAGGAACTGGTCGCCGCGCGCGACTCGGGCCTGACGGAGCGCATCCGCAATGTCTACGCGCAGCGCTTCCAGCCCAGCTCGGCGGCGCTGCTGGCCGCCGTGTCGAGGCTCGCCCGATCGCAGCGGCAGGCCATCGACACGGCCGGCGAAGACATCGCGCAGCTGAGCGCCTCGGCGCGCATCGCGCTGGCGGTGTTCAGCATCGCGGCCCTGCTGCTGGGCGGCGTGCTGGCAATGGGGCTGGTGCGCAGCATCGGCCGGCCGATCCGGCTGGCCAGCGAGACGGCCGGGCGTGTGGCGGGCCTCGACCTGCGCCGCGACATCGAAGGCCACTCCCGCGACGAGGCGGGGCAGATGCTGCAGGCGCTGGGCGCGATGCAGAGCGCGCTGCGCGAACTGGTGGTGCGCGTGCGCGAGTCGGTGCAGAACGTGCGCACCGCAGCCGGCGAGATCGCGCACAGCAACTCGGATCTCTCGGCGCGCACCGAAAGCGCGGCGGCCAGCCTGCAGCAGACCGCGGCGGCGCTCGAGCAAGTCATGCACAACGCGCGCGAGTCGAGCACGGCCGCGGGCGACGCCGAGCGCATGGCCGGCGCCGCGGCCGCGGTGGCATCTCAGGGCGGCGAGGCGGTCTCGCAGGTGGTGAGCACGATGCAGGACATCCGGCGCGAGTCGCACAAGGTGGCCGACATCACGGGCGTGATCGACGCCATCGCCTTCCAGACCAACATCCTGGCGCTCAATGCCGCGGTCGAGGCCGCGCGCGCTGGCGAGGCGGGGCGCGGCTTCGCCGTGGTCGCGTCGGAGGTACGGCAGCTGGCCACGCGCTCGGCAGCGGCAGCGCGGGAGATCAGGAACCTGATCGACCACTCGGTGCAGCGCATCGAGGCCGGCACCCTGCTGGCCGACGACGCGGGCCGCACGATGGGCCGCATCGTCGCCTCCATCGGGCAGGTGGCCGACACGGTCGGCGCCATCACGGCGGCGACGCAGGCACAGGTGCAGGACATCGGCCAGATCAACGCCGCCGTCGCCCGGCTGGACGAGACGACGCAGAAGAACGCGGCCATGGTCGAGGAATCGGCCGCCGTGTCGGAAAGCCTGCGCGAGCAGGCGCGCAACCTCGACACGCTCATCAGCCAGTTCGTGCTGCCCGGCGATGCGCCGCGCACTGCGCTGCCTTCGGCGCCGCGGCGCGACTACTCCCGCGACATACCGGTGTCGCCGCGCCTGCGGCCGGCGGGCTGAACCGAGGCCGCCCCGGGGCCCCCTGCGCCTCGGCCTTCGTTACGTCCTGACAAGGTAACGGCGCTACGTAACAAGCGCCGAAGCGCGCCCGCCGCAAGCCCCTGCGCGGGCGTCGGCGCGGCGGGAATCCCGATGTAAATCAACGACTTGCGCGCACACCGCCCCCTAGGCGGCACCTGCGAGGGCCAGCGGCACACAAGTTGCCCCATCAGCCACTCCCAATACCGAGGAGGCTGCCATGGCGGATGCCAACACAACGATTTCTTCGACCGCCGGAGGTGCCGACGGCGGTGCCGCCGCACCGGTGATCCTCGCGCAATCGACGGTCCGGCCGATCGCGCCCATGGGTGCGGCCAGCACCGCCACGGCAGCGACGCCGGCCGCCGCACCGGCCGGCCTCGGCTCGCTGTCCAACGCCACGCCGGGCACGGTCGTCATGCGCGACGGCGTGGCGATTCCGGTGTCCGGCAGCCAGACGCTGATGGCCGGCGACCGCGTGATCGTTCCGCAGGACGGCCACGCCAACGTCCTCTTTCCCGGATCTGCCACCAACAAGGCGCCGCTGGCCGGCGTGTTCACCGGCGGGACCGACGCCACCATCAGCTCGACCAAGCTCGCCAGCGGCCTGGAACAGGTGAACGTGGACGTGGCCTCCGGCGACCTGGAAGTGACCGCACCCGACAGCGACGCCGAAGCGGCCGCGCTGGCGGTCAGCAAGAAGACTGCCGCCGGCAGCGGCATCGGGCTGGGCGAGTTCGCGCTCGGCGCATTGGGCGCCGTCGGCCTCGCCGCCGCACTGGGCGGTGGCGGCAGCGACGGCGGCGGGATTCCCTTCTTCGCTCCCGGCATCGGCGAAAGCGATGCCGACGCGGACGCGGACGCCGATGCCGACGCGGATGCCGACGGCGACTCGGATGCAGACGCCGATGCGGATGCAGATGCAGATGCCGACGCCGATTCGGATGCCGATGCCGATTCCGACGCGGACTCCGATGCGGACGCGGATGCCGATTCCGATGCAGACGCGGACGCGGACGCCGACCACCTGCTCGACCCGGGCGACAGCGCCGCCGACCATCTGCTCGGCGCGCTCGACAACCTGCTCGGCCTGGGCGGAGGCGGCACGGCGGCGGCCGCGCGCAGCGCCGCGGTCGCGAGCTCCGCGCCCACGCTCTCCTCGCTGATGCCCACGGTCGACGGCTTCACCGACCTGGTGGACAACGTGCTCTCGCCGATCGCGGGCAACGAGTTCCGGCCGAACGACCCGAACGCATTCGATCCTCTGGACGACACCGTCGGCGGCATCACCGCCGACCTTGGCGGCGTGCTCACCCCCGTGGTCGACGGCCTGCTGGGCGCCGGCCTGACCGGCGCGCTCATCGGCTCGCTGAACGGCCAGGTCGACTACCTGACCGATGCCATCGACAACATCCTCGAAAACGTGCTCGGCAGCAACGGCCTGCTCGGCGGCGTGACCACTGGCCTGGGCATCGACGGCCTCGTGGACCAGCTCATCGGCGACGACGGCGTGATCAGCCAGGTGCTCGACGGCCTGCTGGGCGACGGCAGCCTCGTGGGCAGCGTGCTCGGCGAAGGCGGGCTGGTCGGACAGCTGCTGGGCGATGACGGCCTGCTGGGTGGTCTGCTCGGTGGCGACGGCGGCCTGCTCGGCGGTGTGCTGGGCGATGGCGGCCTGTTGGGTGGCGTGCTCGGCGGTGAAGGCGGCCTGCTCGGCGGCGTGCTGGGCGATGGCGGCCTGTTGGGTGGCGTGCTCGGCGGTGATGGCGGCCTGCTCGGCGGTGTGCTGGGAGACGACGGCCTGCTGGGTGGCGTGCTCGGCGGTGATGGCGGCCTGCTCGGCGGTGTGCTGGGCGATGACGGCCTGTTGGGTGGCGTGCTCGGCGGTGAAGGCGGCCTGCTCGGCGGTGTGCTGGGAGACGACGGCCTGCTGGGCGGTGTCCTCGGCGAAGGCGGCTTGCTCGGAGGACTGCTCGGTGGCGACGGTGCGCTTGCCGGCCTGCTTGGCAGCGAAGGCCTCACCGGTGGCGTGCTCGGCAACGATGGCTTGGTCGACAGCCTGCTCGGACCCGATGGCGTGGTCGGCGGAGTACTCGGCGCAACGCCGCTGGGCGGATTGCTCGGCGGCGAGAACGGCCTGCTCAGCGGCGTGCTGGGCGACAACGGCCTGGTGGGCGGACTCCTCGGAGGAGACGGCCTGCTGGGCGGCGTCCTCGGCGACGACGGTCTCCTGGGCGCCGAAGGCCCGCTGGGCGGCCTGCTTGGCGGCGATGGCGGATTGCTCGGCGGCGTGCTGGGCGACGGTGGCCTGCTGGGTGGCCTGCTGGGTGGCGTGATCGGCGGTGAAGGCGGCCTGCTCGGCGGTGTACTGGGTGACGACGGCTTGCTGGGCGGCCTGCTCGGCGGCGATGGCGGCCTGCTGGGTGGCGTGCTGGGTGACAACGGCCTGCTGGGCGGTGTGCTCGGCGGCGACGGCGGCCTGTTCGGAGGTGTGCTGGGCGAAGGCGGCCTCGTCGGCGGCGTCCTCGGCGCCGTCACCAGCGGCGATGCCGGTGGCCTGGTCGGTGGTCTGCTCGGCGAAGACGGCCTCGTCGGCGGCGTCCTTGGCGCCGTCACCAGCGGCGATGCCGGTGGCCTGGTCGGTGGTCTGCTCGGCGAAGACGGCCTCGTCGGCGGCGTCCTCGGCGCCGTCACCAGCGGCGATGCCGGTGGCCTGGTCGGTGGTCTTCTGGGCGAGGACGGCATCGTCGGCGGCCTGCTCGGCGGGGTGACCGGCGATGGCGCCTCGGGTGGCCTGCTGGGCGGCGTGCTCGGCGAGGACGGCCTGGTGAACAACCTGCTTGGCGACGACGGACTCGTGGGCAGCGTGCTGGGCGCCGATGGCCTGGTCGGCCGCCTGCTCGGCTCGCTGGGCGGCGACGCTGCCCCCGTGGCCAACGTGCTGCAGTCGGCGACGAGCGAGGCGGCCGCTCCGGCGGCGCATGCGGCCTCCAGCGCGGCGGCCCCGGCGACCGACATCCTGGCCGGCACTGCCGGCACCGCGGCGCCGGTGGTCGAGACGGTGGCGCATGTGGCCGAAGGCGCGGCCGGCAGCGTCGCCTCCGGCGTGGCCGAGGCGGTGGCGCCGATCACCAGCCAGGTCGAGCAGACGGTGAGCCACGTGGTGAGCCCGGTCACCAACATCCTGCACGGCCTGCTGGGCTGAGCGGACCACCCGCCCGGTCCGCCGCCGGCTCTGGGCGGCGATGTAGGCAAGGACTCACGTGCTTGCCTTGCGCTGTCCCGCATGGGTGGGCGGTGCGCAGAGTCAATGTGGGGGTTCCGTGGATCCCGGTTCCTCCTCACGGCGCATTCGTGCGTCGTTAAGCGCTCCCTCGAGGAGCGCTTTTTTTTGCGTGGGCTTCCTCTCCGTCCGCGCAGCAACAGCCGGCATGGCCCGCAAGGCCGGCCCGTGCCCCCGCCTCAGCGGATCAGGCTCATCGGCGCGACCTGCGGCGTGACCTTCGCCTCGGTCGCCGTCAGCAGCTGGCCGTTCGATTCCTTCCAGCACATGAGGTTGGTGATGCCCGAGCCCGCCGGGCCCGGGGCCTGTATCGACACCGCCTTCCACCCCTTGCACGCGCCGCCCACGGTGGTGGGCCTGTCGAGGAACACGTAGTCGGTGCCGGCGTCGATGCGCATCACGCCGGCCACGCCGGGCGGCAAGGGCTTGCGCGTCTGGGCGGACGTCGCGCATGCGGCCGTGATCATGACGATGCCCAGGAAGAAGATGCTGCGTCCCAT